GATCTCCACAGATTTGGGCATTTTTCATCTCGTAAGGGTAGAAAACCAACGATCATAGTTGTGCATTGGGGGGGTCTTGACCCTCATCATTGCCACAGGATCTTCTCTAGCCCCGATAGAGAAGTCAGTTCACACGCAGGGATTGGGTTGAGTCCAGAAGGCAATCCTACCATTTATCAATATCTCGACCTCAACCACAAGAGTTGGCATGGAGGATGGGCTAACTCTTACTCGGTGGGTATCGACATTTGTCAGCAACCTTCTTTGAAGTGGAAGAACCACTATGTAAAGAAAGGGTATGATGTACAAGAGACAACCAATGACACTGGTCGTGGAGATAAGCGTATTATCTCCTTAGATCCGAATGTAGCTATAGCTGTTCGGGAAGCAGTTAAGAGTCTCTGTACTGCTTTGGACATTCCATATCAGTTCCCTTGTGGGTCTGAAGGTCAGTCTTATGATGGAGATTTCTATCATGGGGTGGTGGATAAGGGTTATCTTACAAGAAACTTTACTGGCGTAATCGGACACCACCACATCACACAAAAGAAGTGGGATTGTGCGTGTTGGTGGGATACTTTATTTGGGTAATGATCTTGCATCTAGTGTCTGATCTCAATAGGGCTTTAGAGATAAAATCCCGATTAGGCTGTCCTCATATTCACTTCATCATAGAAAAAGATTGCGGGGAGTTTACGACTACTCTTGTCTGGATTGAAGTACTCACTAGAGCAACAGACCTCTGTATTAGAGAGGGTGTTTGTGTAGTCTCACATAGCGATCTTTCGAGACAAAAGGATACGCTTAGTGATGAGGACATTCAATTTTTACAGAAGATGCAGTCTCAGCTAAATGGGAAGATGTTAGGTATTGAGGTAATCAAAAAATGAAATCTTGGGCTTATGAAGCATATCAGATGTACATACAAGGCATAAGCTACCCTCAGCTTGAAGAACACTTTGGGGTTAAGCAAAGCACAATACGACACTACATCAAGAGATATGCTTACGCTAATAGTTTAATCTACCCAAGACTCAAACCTGACTATAAACTGGCTTTTAACTTATACTACAACACAATGAGCATAAGAGACATCGCTCGATACTTTGGTGTCTGTCCATCGACAGTCACAAATTACATTCGTAGATATTCTGAAATGAATGGAATATCTACGAACAAATCCCACCACAAAGGGCAAGTAGCCTACAATCTTCGACAACTGGGTTATACCTATAAGAAGATATCTAAAATGCTTGGATACGAAAATCGTTCAAACTGCTATCGTGCCATTAAAAACTATAAGGACAGTATATGTTAGCCTTACTTATTTTAATCGTTATTTCCATGACTATACATGGAATAATCAACTCCGAAATGTCTCCCGAAGAAGTGGAAGAGATGTTAAAGAGTGATGAGTGGTATTAACCAATTTTAGTACACTTAGAGTGGGCGACTTTCCAATACCTGTTAGGTACTGAAACACCTACCTCTGATAAAAGGTAGTAGCCAGACCAAAAGTTGCGAGTTATGTACCCCAAAACTTTTAGAGAAGCACCTTTTAACTCGACCTCAAACTCAACCTTTTGACCACAATCCCATTTTGGATAATGACTATTGTCCTTATCACCTTCGACTGTAAATCGACCCTCTGTGTCTTGGGTCTCAGGTTGAGTTATATTGTTGGAAAAGTAAGAGAAAAGAGAAGCGTCATCAACATGAACATTTTTTATATTTTTTTCTTCGTCAACAACGCTGAAGACTTTATTCCTCTCGATCACATCTATGACCTCCAAGCTCTTCAGCGTTGTTTTTCCTACTAACAGTTGATGCCCTACCCGAAAGTCATTCATAATGTCCCCCCTTGTTTTTAGTTTTTAGTTTCATCTAATCTTATATTATTATATAAATTAGGGGTTACATTTGCCTACCAGCGTGAGTCTTTTCTACGGAAAGAACCACGCTGATTATTCCTGCCCTTCTCGTAATGAGGTTGATTATAATTATTCTGACGCTTTTCACGAAACACATCATTTTCCCACCTAAAGCGTTGGCTTTGGATCACATGAGTGGGGACATTATGTGTTCCTCTTTCATACAGTTGACGATCAGAAAGACCACCATCGTACAGGTTAATAACCTGTACCAAGTAGTCATTCTTTGTAGCCATTTCCATGTAAGGATCACACTCCCATTTACGAGTTAATGTGTTATGGACAACGATGACTTGAAAACCGTCTTCCATCGCTTCAAGACACTTTTTTTGACACCAACCATGAGCTTCTTTAAGTGCTTCATGGTTGAATGTGTAAACACCACTATCGTCTACAAAGAATTCGTCAGCAGACACTTTGAATCGGTCTTCAATTTCGCCACATATTGTCTCTGCCAGTGTTGTTTTCCCCGAACCACTTAGACCACGGACTAAAATTAGTTGCTTCACTCAATCACTCCTAAAGTTGTATTTCAATGACCCTCTTGGGTTCTCTTTGCTCTTCTTTTGGTTTTAGCTCTGGTTGAGGTATGGGCAACCAAATCCTACGACTCTCATCCTCAAGTTCTCTTTGTCTTTGCTGTTTCTTGAGGCGTTCAATGATGAAGGCATCTATATCAAGCATACCAAGCTCCTTTCAAGGTCATTAATTTAAATTGTAAACACAGGTTGAGCTTTTACCCAATTTTTTAATCCACAACACACCCTACAGCCCTATAAGGACTATCTTTGAAGGTTTTTTTCGAGAACCCTCTCGTCATAGTTCGCCCCTCCTGTTAAAGAAGCAACACGGCTCTGAGTATCCCGCCCTAAGTTTTGAGCGTCTAGCTTAGGCTTGATTTTAAGCTGTGGTACAGGCTTAGTCTCAGAGTAGTCCTCAATAAGGTTTGAGGGGATTGCTCCTTTGGTGATAGCTTTGGCGAACTTTTTACGGTCTACCTTGACCACAACCTCACCGATAGTTGTGGGGTCGATGCCCTGTCGGTTAAGCTCGGCTAGTAGACCTGCTTCATCATATGATGTGCGAGATGAATCCACATGGTGAACATCACCAAGAGGTGTCTCGATCTTTTCTCCTACAGGGATATGCTGACGCAAGGATTTGATCTCTGCATCGAGAGCGTCTTTTAGTGCCTTGATACGACATAGGCTCTCTGCGATTTGTTGCTTATTCATTTCCAAGTGCCTCCTCGATAGCATCTGCATTGTGGTTGTATATTTCCATAAACAGTTCTTTGTGGTTGTATATTTTCATAAACAGTTCTTTCATGTCTCTCCAACCAGTAGACTTTGGGGCATTTTCTAAGAAAGTAAACCATACTTTGATAAAGTCAAAGTTACTCATTCCAGAAGGTGTTGTGATTAGGCTCGGTGTAGAAAAAGCCGATATGAACGCTTTCGCTGTTCCATAGTCAGAGATTTTATTGATAGATTCTTTTGTTAGAGGGAATGACATAATGTCTCCTTAAAAGATTGAGTAAAGTAAGAGGGTTAAAGGGAGTGTGATTAGCACCCACAGGAAAATTGTGATTATAAACTTCATTATATGATTACCCTACCTCACGCATACAGACTTGCTCGTCTGTTTCATCGGTGATCTCGGTTTGGGTCATCAGTTCCATGATGTCCTCAAGACTCACGACACCATCTGTTCCTCCAAAGTCATCTACCATGACAGCGAGGTGAGACTTGTTCGTGGTGAACTGTTTGAACATCTCTTCACAAGAGATGTTCGATTCAACCTTGAGGACAGGTCTTGTAAGCTCTTCGACAGTAGGGTTCTCGTCCTTAGCAAGAGCTTGGAAAGCGTCTTTGAGAAGCATGATACCCTTTACATCATCTCGGCTCTTACCAAGTACGACAAGTCGTGAGTGCTGACTCTCAAAGAGAGAGGGCTTGATGTCCTCTAGTCGCTCATCTGCTCGGACAGTGGTCATGTTGACTCGTGGAGTACCAACCTGCTCAACAGTCGTGAGTGAAAGGTTATAAGTACCCTCGTAGATCTTCTCTACGATAGCAGAAGGCTCTGCACCCTTAAAACGAGCTGTGAGCTTTCCTATGACCCAGTTGATAGGTGTGAGTACCCATGACAGTAAAACCATCATAGGAGCGAAGACACGACCCACAAAGAGAGGGTTATTCGTACCATACGCTTTAGGGATGATCTCTGAGCAGATGATGATAGTGAAAGTGAGGATACCCATCACCAAACCAACATACTCGCTACCAAGCCACATACCTGCGTTCGTACCGACAACACCACTACCCATGATGTTGGCGATGTTATTACAGATGGTATTGGTGCTAATAAAAGACTCTTTATCATTCATCACCTTGCTCAACGCACAAGATCCGAAGACCTTGTTTTTACAGGCTGACTTAACCTCAGCCTTAGACAAGGAAGCGACAGCCATTTCCCACGCACTGTGGATAGCTGAGGCGATGATAGTGATGAAAAAAGCAGATAGTGTGCTGACCATGTGGTTCTCCATTAAGAGTTGGTGGCGAGGTTCGATCCTCATGTAAGGGTATAAACAAGGGGTTACGCTACACGCACAAAAACCATAAACACCTGCAAAGTAAAGGAAAGTTAGAATCGTAACCCCTTATTTATATCATAATGTAAGGGGGACAATCCTCACCAACCAACACTCCCCGAACGGAGAACGACATGGCTACCAAGACCAAGACCACCCTCACCTTCGATAACTTTGAGAACGGCTGTAAGTTCTTCTACGCCAAAGGATCTGACACTGACACCGAGCTTGGTGTCATCCATCAGACTATCTTTGGGTGTACCGCAAACCTCTTTCTCGGAGCCCGAGGAGCGTGGTCACAACAAATCCCTGTGGGTGAGTTCACCTACACGAAGGACGCAGAGTCACACCTTCGCAAGCTGTTCAGCGACCCCACTCTGCTTGTTACTTTCATGGAGTCATATCGAGCCGAGCAGAACGCAAAGCTCGATGCACTCACACTACGAATCACTCACTAAAGGAGAACACATGGCTATTGACGCTATAACACAATGCAACCTATCCCCAACCTTCAGAATCCGACTGGAGCATAAGGATGGTCACTACAAGTTTTGGGAAGCCACAGGTCGCCCAAATGGAGATGTGGTCGTCCGTTATGGTCGCATTGGCGACTGGGGGCAAGCTATCAATAAAGATCGGGCTTACTTCGAGAAAAAAGCACCACAAAAGCTCAAGAAGGGCTACACAGTAAAGGAAATGACACTATCATGCTAAACGCAATCAAATCAGCGGACAACATCCTTGTTGTCACAGGTGCAGGGATCAGCACAGCATCGGGAATCCAAGCATGGAGAACAGGAGAGGATGCTGTGTGGGCTAATGATGTCCTTGAGAAAGGCACACAACGCTACTTCAATAAGAACCCAGCGAAGGCATGGGAATGGTATTTAGAAAAGTTCAAAGGTGTCTTTGAACTTGAACCGAATGACGCTCATAAAGCCCTAGCGGAGATTGGGGAGTGGTGTGAGTCTGAGGGCAAGACCTTTGACATCATCACACAGAATGTGGATCACCTTCATAACAAGGCGGGTTCACAAAATGTCATCGAGATACATGGCACAACCAACGCAGTGCGTTGTCCCAATCATGGGTGTGATCATGGTTCACCGAGAGGTTCAATCCCGATGAGCGAGGTTTGGGAGGACTATCAAAAGTTTGGGCAGACCAAAGACCCGAATGACTTACCTTGTTGTCCTAAATGCGAGATCCCTTTAAGAGCACACGCACTGTGGTTCGATGAGTTTTATGGTTCTCATGAGGACTATCGCTTAGATGACGCTATGGAAGCTATAGAGGAAGCAGATATGGTGGTCTTTATCGGCACTAGCTTCTCTGTAGGGATCACTAATATGGTGGTTCAAGCAGGTAGGCAGATGAGGAAACCGATGTATATCATCGACCCTAATCCGTCCCAAGAGTCCAAGAGCTTTAACTACACCACTGAGAGGGCAGAGGACTACCTACCAAACTTAGTGCAACAACTGACGGTTGAGGATTAAAGCAATCCTCTTATGACATCTAGCCTCTGACCCTCATCCATGTCGTACCAATCGAGCTTGATGTATTTAGTCTCTTTAGGGAGTCTATCTGGAATCTGCATGACTTGAACCTGTAACTTGTGCAGATAAGACTCCTCAATACCCGACTCAAATTCTCTGCCTCGTTTAGAAATCCTATCCATAGCTTGCTCTACGCTAACATGGAGGTGGATACAAATATCAACAGGGGGGATATAAGGCTTAAGCATTTCAAAGTGCTTCATGTACGAGCTGTGTTCATCTTCGGTAAGGACTCCATCATCTCTTAAGAGGTTGGCAAAGCAGGAGTCTCCGAAGATTGAACGATCAAGCAAGGTATTTTCTGGTAGATGTTTTGAGAACCTGTCATAGAGAAAGTGCATTTGAAGCGTATAAGCCCATCGGCTTGGATCGTCAGAATAGAACTTTTCAAGGAACGGATTATCTCCTACCGATTCATACATGGGAGTAAGGTTAAAGTGTTTACTGGCTTCTTTTGTGAATGTGGACTTACCGACACCGATAAGACCCTCTACGATTATTCTCATGTGAGCTACCTCCTTTGATGTGTTTATTTATACCTAGCAAATGTCGTGTTCTCTCTAACTTTGAAAGGAACTCAAATGAGATCTTTATAGATAGTTTATTTATAATTGGTCATAAGTGACCTGTTTAACCTTAACCAAAATGGAGACAAAGAATGAGAAGAAGAGCATCAGAAATCATTAATGAACTTGAGATAAGAATCGCCCATCTTGAAAGAGAAGCTTTTTTGGGTGACTCCCTAGATTCAGTTAAGAGAAATCTCGTAAAGTTATTTGATAAGATACCTTACATGAGAGAGATTATTGCTTTACTCAAAAAGGTATCTAATACTAGAAGCATGAAGGGGGCGAGCACTCTTGCAAAGCAACTAGTGTATATTTACGATTATGATCCTGAGTATCAAATCTTAGAAGATCATATCATGAAAACGGAGAGGACTTTGAAAGGTCGTATTGGGTTGGCTTTAGATATGCTAGTTTCGACTGCCGAACTTAAACTAGCTAGAGATCAGTCCCCTTCTGAAGTTGCTTTGAGAAAGTTTACTCAGGGAGTTCCTGCGATATTAGTTTTGGTGGCGATACTGCAACAAATTTATTTTGTAGTGACTCCCCTGCTGAGTGGTGTGCTTTTATATGCGAGTGTTACTGTTATTTTCTCTATCATTACTTATGTTTTAGCGGTGGGTTATAATAAGTTATCTGACATTTTAGAGCCAATCTTAGAGGGTAGAGGTTCACAATCTAAGCTCAGAACGAGTAGTGGTTCAATGTCTAGGGTCGCTTACGCTCTTGAAGAGGCTATTCAATATCACAACCTAGAAGCAGAACGGTTAAAGTAACCATGAAAAGATCAGCATCAGAAATAATTAATGAACTTGAGCTAAGAATCGCTCGTCTTGAGAAACAATCTTCCTCTCTTGTTTTTGAGCTTGAGGGTCACATCCACGAAGGTTCAGAGGGTGATTATTATGTTCGTAAGCGAGGAGACTTTAAGGACATCACTAGTTACATCGAAAGTTGGTCTAATAAAATCTTAATTGCAGAAGAGGGCGATTGGGAGATAAAGTATGACTATAAGCACTTCATTGGTTTCACTGCTTCTAATGGGCTAACAGAGCTTGAGCTGTTTTGTGTAGAAGGAGAAGGTAGGGGTGAAGTTCGTCAGCTTGAGTTGCTTCTTCGCAAAGTACTTTTAATTCCTCGTAGTGTTCGCACTGACTTCAACAAGTAATCAGAAGTCATTAGATTTAGCATAAGTTCTAAAGACCATACCAGTGCAGATAAGCTCTGCGTATTGTCTTTAATACATCATTCCCAAAGACATGATATTTTACATCACCCTCATAGGTTAGCGTCCATTTAGAGTGTTTATACGCTATGAGGTGATGCCACTTTTGTCTTCGGTCTAAAGTAATCAAGATAGTTAGATTTGTATCTTGATTGTGAACAAACACAATACCGTCATGATTTCTATCGTATGAGAAGCCACACTCAGACAGGACAGTAAAGATGTACTTAGGGTAGGATAAACCTTTGAAGTTTGCTTCTAAGCAAACCCTAATCTCACCTTGCTTCTGTGTGTACGACTTGTTCATTATCAATACCCTCTATTAGTAAGGGGTAGTAATAAAAAGACTACACTATATCATCGACCTCCAATGGAAACTCTTCATTGAGATCCTCCTCACTTAGAGTAGTGATGAACTCAAAGATATCTCTTGCTGTTGCCAAGATGTCGGTAATCGTAGGGTATGCTTGCTCTTGGTTTGAGGCATATTTGCGAGAGTGATACTCTTCAGCCATTTTCAGAGCTTGATAGACGGACTCGTTCATAGGTAATCTCCTTGATGTGGTTGCATCGTAATGATTATTTATACCACCTCAAGGAGATTATCAATCATTACAGAGTGAAGATGCCTGTTGCAATGGATCTGAAGCTAACACACGCATTGTCCATCATATCTGGGACACGCATTTCGAGTTCTAAGAACCTTTTAGCGAGTGCTTGATAGATGACCATAATGTCCTCGTCATCGTACCCTTCATCCCCTCTATTTTCCTCGAAAGAGACAGATCCGATGACCTTAGCATGGCTAATCATTTCCATCATGGGGATTTGGTTGATGTAATCAATCCATTCTTCGATTGTAGCTAGATCTTCCATATTATTTATCCTTTCTTGCTCTTTGAGCTTCAATGAGATCGGGATCTTCTTCGCCTTCGATCAACTCGGCAACAATTTGCCCTGCGTAGTTTTCAAGTCTTAACTGTTCCCAAACAGCAAGTAAACAAGGATCTTGAGAGTCTTCCCAAAGTTTGCGATCTGACACCTGTTCAGAGGTCAACTCTGAACCAAGTTTAACTCTCTGATGCACATTTTCAGCACTGTACTGACTGTTATCAGAACGCTCTTGACCAACAGACCTACTTTGTAGTGATCTTTGACCTGGACGGGGAGTTCTGTAATCAGTTTGAGGGTCAATCAAGTCATACTTCTTCATGAAAGCACCCAAAGCATCAACAGAACCTACAAGACGAGTAACTCTATCACGAAGCCCCTTATTTGCATACCATGCAGTCTTAAACGCTTCTGGGTACTGAGCGATGACCTTTTTCCAATCAAGAGGCTGACCTTTAACTTTAACTTTGTCAATCTCCTGCTCCCAACACCAAGGGTCTTCTATATTAAAGAGATCCAATGGGGTGTTAAGGAAATCGTTTACATCGAGGTTCGCTTCAAGTGCTTTTTTCTTAAGATAAGCGTTAGCAATCTTCATGGAAATAGATCCGTCTTTAAGATGCAAGGTCATCGACCCACCACCACCGTACAAACCCCACAGTTTCTCACCTACCGCAACAGTGTACTCAACGGATCGCTTTGATTTAGGTGGTGGTGGTTTAGATATGTTTGCCTCGTACTCAGCAGATCTTCTGTCATAAGCCTCAATCTCTTCCTGTGAAGCACTTAAATCAACAGCAGGACGAGGATTAAGTTGTGTGATCCAATCGGTGTCTTTATTTATTGACTGAGTTGTCCCTCTATCAAGTCGAACCTTAATTTGACTGGAAGTTACATCGGTAACCTCCCCCTGTTCGTTATACAACTGTGGATAGCTATTTCTTACAAACTCGCTATCAAGCACGAAACGATCACCTACTTGCCACTTTTCGTTGGTAGGGAGTACAGGTCGGTTACCGAGAGCATTTGCCTTAGCTTCTTTCCATACTCGCATCGCTTCTACATAAGCTCTTTTATCATTTGCTTTGACTTTGTTAGTCACGATGTCAGCACAGATCACCAACAGCTTTTGAAGATCAACAGTACCTGGATATTCACCCATTATCTGTTTTACAGCTTGTACATACACTTGGTCAGGTGAGCTAAATGGTACATTTCCTAGTAGACCCGTAAGATCGATGGAAAATGTAAACCCATACTTAGGCCATACAGCATAACCACTATATCTTCCACTTCCAGGACTGCCTGCGGCCATACATTTAATTTCTTTTATCCCCATGCGTTTCGCAGTGGCAATCTCAGCGAATAAGAACCTCGGAGAAAAACCTCTAGGAGCACAAGGTTTAGCCATAACATAGTTATTATTAATAACAGTAGAAGAAATATCGATGTTACCACTCTCGATGTATCTGTTCTCCGTTAGTCTTAATGTACCTGTCGTAGCTGATGCTTGAGTGTCTCCCAGAATATAGTCTGCAACAGCAGGACCCCCCATTAGGTCTATGCGTTGCTTCTGCATCTCAGTAAGACTAGTACCATCTCTGTTAAATCTGCTAGCCAACCATATATCAGCGTCATCATAACGACTTGGGTCGAAAGTGATATGGCTGAGTGGGTTTGCATCATACTCTTCAAGTTCTTTTTCAGCTCTTGATAGATTTTCTTCTGTCGGGTTAAGAACAGATCTAAGCATAGCAGGGGTTTTAATAGCAATACCTGTATCAGAAACACGAGCATCAAGTCGCTTAGTGAGGTCAGATTTCAAACCATTAACAATAATGTCTTGGAAGAAATCTTGATCTGCTTCATTGACCAGAGATTTAATCTGATCAATGGATAGCATATCAAAGTCATCTTTAACAGTAGCTCTCTCTTTAATGTCTGTACCCTCAAGGAGAACTAAACGCTTAACAGGTTCGTTAGCCCCTTCTTCAACATAACCCTCATCCCCAACAGTAAGAGGCTTAACATAACCCATGCTGTTGAAGAGTTGGTTGAGCTTGACTTCAAGAGTTTCATCTGTGGCATTGAATACAAACTCGTCTGTCTTTAACCACTCGTCACCTAACTCGTCTGAAGGGTCTTTGAACCAAATATAGACAACATAAGCCTTACCCTCTTCAAGCTCCCTACGCTCAAGAGAGAGAGCGTTTTTAAGGTCCACTTTGAGTCTACGAGCATTGTCGCTGACAGTACCTTCAGACTCCGAGTCTGGTGCAAAGGTAGCGTCAATGTAGATTTCTTCTACTTGTTCAGATTGACCACCACGATAAGCACGAGCAGTTCTTTGCTTTAATAGTTCAGAATCAAACCCTTTACCACGATCAAGGTGGATGACTTTAGTGAAGGTTTGGAAGTTAAAACCACGAGCGTAGTTATCAGAACATACAGCAGTTGCGAGGCTATCGTTCTCTGCGACATACTTCTCTGAGATGTCCATAGCCCAAGTAGACTCGGTTTCAGTGTCTTCCTCTTCAGATGCCACCTTGCTGTAGATACCTGAGTCGATATACTTCGCATCGAAAGCTTCAAAGCCCATGTTGTCTTCTTCTTCCACCCCAGCAACAACTTTACCGTTTTGATAGAAGATGATTTCTTTAGCCCAAAGAAGAGCATGGACCTTATCTCTACGGATCTTACTGTTCTTTTTAATGAGAGACTCAGCAAGTTTTTTACTCGAACTGAAATAGAGGCATTTCTCTTCATTATTGTCTCTAAAGATTTTAGACCCTACATCTGCCTTAAACATCCCCTCAGAGGATGTCTTAATAAGACGGTCTAAAGCTGTTTTCACTTTAGCTGTAGCTTTAGTGAGATCTTGGTATGGCTTACTCTTTGTCCGATCATATAAGTCGCCTGAGTTTTCCTTTAACTCATTAAGTTTATGCCTAAGATCACGATACTTAGACACCATTGCTTTCAGCTCACCCGAAATGGATTTAGCCTGCTTTTTGTACTTTTCCTGTATGGCTTGTGGCATACGAGTAGTAAGAGTACGAGACTTAAGTTTCTGAAGTTGTGGTAGAGAAACCTCTTGATAGTTAACACCCATCTTGTCATAAGCAATGTCTGTCTTAGGTGCAAAATAAGAGTTCTCTTTGACCCAATTATAGAACTGTTCTCTTAGTTTGGGGTCTGGGTTAAGGGCAACCATACGACCTGCAAGAACCTTACCGTATTTCTCTGCAAAGGCTTTCTCACTCTTTTTAGTAGGTACTTTACCTTTAGCTAGAGTAGCGAGCCTATAAAGGTCAACAGGATCACGATCAAGTGCTGAAGCAGTTAAGAAAACTTTACGAGGATGTCCAAGAGAAGACACTGCGTAGTTTTTATCTTTTCCTCCTTGTCCTTTTTCAAAGATCTCATTGATCTCATCAAAGAAGCAAGCATAGTATCTCTCTTGGTACTTTTTATTCAAAGCAGGAGAGGATTTAACCTTAGCTTCCTTCTTGAGTTTGTTATACACCCTACGAGACTTAGCAAGTTCTTTCTTCTTTGCATCCTTTTCAGAGGGTGAAAGAGCAGGATAAGAAACGAGTTCTTGGACAGTCCTTACCTCGTTTCTACTAGAAGCTGTGCGAACAATAGTCGGGTCAATCAAGTTTCCGATTTGAAAATCAACTTCTTTTCTTGAAACCTCTCGACCATTCTTATACTTAACTTCATAGGTGATGGTTGCTTCTTTGCCATGATGTTTATTCTCACGAGCAAGACGACTTGTATCCGCAATGATCTGTTTGCCATTATCCATGTCTAAGAGGATATCATCAATGCCCTCAGAGGCCCTAAAGTCTACAACAAAGTCCTCATAAGACACTTCATCAATGCGACCAAGCACGAGTTTTTGCCAATTAGGGGTCTTTTCAACCTCTCCGTCTGCACGAACAAAGTCATCTCCACCTTCTACCATGAACCTAAGAACCTCTTTCTTCAAGTTTCCGACAAGGCTCTTAGGTGAAACATAAAGAAATCTTCGTTCATCTCCACCTTGCTCCATCTCCTCATTGATTGCTTTTTTGATTGCAACAAGAGAGGTAAGAGTCTTTCCAACACCAGTATCAAGAGCTACTACACCCTGCATACCAGATGATTCAAGCCAAGCGGCCGCTTCTTTTTGTTTGTTGTTTAACTTGAACTGACCACGAGGAGTCTCTGCAACGAATCCACCAAGAGCTTCGGGAGTGAAACGCTCAGTGTTCTCAACAGTAAGAGCGTTCTGTTTAGCTCTAAGTTTTGCATAATACTCGTCCATGAACTTAGAAGCAGAAGCACTTAAAGCTACAGAACCTAAAGACTCACGAATGAGTTCAAAGTCTTCGGGAGAAAAAGTAAAGAATGGATTACGACCTTTATGCCCATCGGGGAGTTTTGGGTCATTAAGTGTACTAATACTAGTCACTTTCTCAGCAAGATCCTTCATAATGTTTCGGTCAGCCTTACTCTCGTTTTCACCTGGTATACCTAGAGTAAGAACACCAGTCTTTGGGTTGACTGTGATGTAAGGTTCAATGAGTCTTTGCTTATACTCCCATTTGTCTCCCTTTTTGACCTTATCAAGAGTGGACACATTTCCTTTACTATCAAAAGCGATACGATCTGTTTCAACTTTCTTAGTACGACCATTCTCTTTTTTGACATAGCCACCTTCGATAAAGCGACCTTCCATGTTCAATATAGTGTCGATTTCATATCCTGCATACCGACCTGCTATGATGATTTCTTTATCTTTACCCTTAGAATCTTTCAAAGTGGTAAGTTGGAAAGTCTTGGACAGACCTTCTGACCCCTTTATCTCTCTAAATGAAGGAGTCAAGACCTTATCTTTGAGAGTTGGGTCGAGGTCGGGATTTCTGCCTAGATTTATTCTGTTCAAGGCTTCTTGCAAAAGATCTTTGTGGTGGACTGGGTTGAATGTGTTCCCCGATGGGTACTTGAAGCAAGCAATCTTAACTTTACGATCTGAATAGACAATCTTTTTCCCATCCCAATCGGGGTAGTTTTCGACTGTGATTATCTCGGTAGAAATATCAGGCTGAATTAGCCTCTTCTTCTGTTCTTTTTTACGCTTATTAATAACCTTTTTAGCTAAATCTTCCATGTTATTAAAGCGTTTGTAAGTGTTGCCAAGATTATCAGTGAAATCAGTGCTATATACACCTTTAATAAGAGGTTTCATAGCTTGTCGGTAGTTGAACACTTCCTTACTATGAGCGGCTTTATTGTCGCAGATTGCTCTGAACTGTAAGAGTTTATCAAACAGTCTAACTGCTCGGTTGTAAAACTTGAGGCGAGATTTAGGTACAACATACTTAAATCTTGGTCTACCTCTTGAGTCGTACCCCGCTTCTGGCTCACCAGTAGGGAGTCTGCCAAAACCATCTTTAAATCGAGGTACAGAGAACTCTTTAGAACGAATCTGAGCTTCTTTTATCTGCCGAATAATGCTTTTATTCTTCTCTTCTTCACCAGGCTCATAAGAAAGAGTAGGTTTACCACTCTCATCCTTTTCGATTGAACACTTAGGGGCAACGAAAAAATCGTTGGGGTCAGTGCTTATGTCGTAGACTCTCTCCTCTTCAACTAAGCTCTCTAAAGCAAGAATGACCTCTTTATCTTTTTTAGAGAAAACAGGTTCTTTAGGTTTACTTCGAGGCTTAGGGATCTTAGTGGCTTGCTGATCGTAGGCAACTGTGAGATACGCTACCCCACCATCAACATAGGTAGGTCTAGTCTCGACATGATAACCTTCTTCAATTAAAGAAGATTTGAGCTTCACATCTCTGATTTTCTTTAACTTAGCGGCCTTTTCGATCTCACCTGCGACCATCTTACTTGAGTTCGCTATTAAATCGCTGATCTCATCACCAACAGAGAACTGCACATATCTAATGTTAAACTTAGGATTGCTTTTAACTTCTGTAACCACATTAAAACCAAGCATATTAAAGGCTTGTTTGATGTAATCTGCATAAAAGGCGATTGTTCTTTTGAAGTCTGAACTACCTGCGGCACCTTTGAGTTGCCCTATGACCATGTTGATGTCGGTACCTGAAAGTACAGCAGTAAGACCTTGATTGATGTTGCCATCAATCACAGCGAGTCGGGCTTCGACTTTAGTTGCAAGCTCTCTTGTACCTCGTGGTGCTTTGATAGCGTACTTTTGCAGTAAGTACCTCCAACTCTTAGCGAAATCATTTTTAAGGGTTGAAACCTCAAGTATTTCCCCAGGAGATGGGGTGATGCTGTCTTTAAGACACTTTTCGTAAAGCATCTTAAAGTATTCGTCTACAAGGCAAATATTGTAATATATTTCAAAGGAGTCAGTCACCTCTTTGCGTCTGATCTTGACGATCTTGCCTTTTATTGGTTCACCGTCTTTATCGGTCTCTTCTACTTGTTGTCCTTTTGCATTAAGAACAGGTACATAAGCAAAGTTCTTGACCACCATGTCATAGAGTTTACCTCTATACGGTTTTACAATGCGATTTCTTCTTACAGCCATTGTGTTCTCCTTTGAGTTTAAATCTACAAGTATTAACAGTAATAGATAAACTACAAATCAATCCTCTATCAGGAATCCTTGATTCCTAAGTTTGATTGTTAAGTGTGCCAGCTTGATCGGGTCATTAGAAGTGATCACAATTTTATGGTCTTCAATTATACTCACATCCCAATCCTCTCGTTGTAGATTGCGTATGAACTTTTCTCCAAAAGGATACTCTTGAGGGTGTATCGTGATGTCGTACTTTTGAGTCATCACTTCTGCGACCCATCTTTTTACGATGTCTTTAGGTAAGATCTTATCGGTCATAAGATCACCCTCTTCCGATCAACATCTTCGGGTAAAACTCTAAGAAGAGTGATATTTTCGCTGATGATTTTAAAGGTATTATACACTTCATCTAATTTTGGTGATTGTTCCATCGCTTTTAAACACTTCAAATATCTGTATCTGATCTTTCCTTGTGTGTCGCCTAACAGACGAGCCACATAGCTTTGGCTAGAGTAGGTGTATAAAAGAACTAAAACTTCGATGTCTTTATTGTCTATAAAGAACCCAGACAGTAATCTTCTGAGTTCAGCTTCCTCATAGATTGTAATTTGTGCATAGACTCTCAATCTATCTAACCCTCGATTAACCCTGTAATGGACATTTGGCTGTGTATAACCAAAAATCCTTCCGAGATATGCTTGGCTCAATCCATGTAATAGATGCAACTCAACCATATCGGCTTCTACTGGAGATACTTTGCTCATATGTTCTAAGATTGAATGTATCTTTTCAACCTGATCATCCGAGACATAGCTTGGAGTCGGACAGTTTTGTAGTCCATGTGCGTCAGAAAAAATCTGCTCCATTAGCTTTTGATCCATTTTAAGCTCCTTCTATTGAGAGGCAATCTATAGTGTGTACGATTTCTACACTTCTAAAAGAGAGATGGACAGCGTACATTCGTACATCACCATCTCTCCAAGTCATCACTACCTCACCCTCAAAGCTCTTGAAAGGACCTGACTTTAATCGCACCCAATCTCCTTGTTTGAAAGACCCACCCAAGTTATCAACTTGTTTTACCATTTTCTTTAGGTCTGAGTCAGGAACAACTCCCATACTCATAAGACCTGTACGAGTGTCAAGCTGTGAGATGATGTCTCTTACAAGACCAGATTGCTTCAAGCTATAATACTCTACAGCTCCATACCCGCTCTTAATGAAGATATAACCCTCCATCAACCAAATAGGTTTATGATACCTCTGAACCATTAGAGGTATGTAGACATCATCAACATTAAAAGCAGTATTTGAAACAATTCGATCTTTGAGCGACCCTTTGAGGGCTTCATCTTCGCCTTTAGTTGAAAGCTCAAGGACAACCCACGAAGTTTCTCTCATATACAACTCACAGTAAAAAGAATGGTTTTAGATAGATACCATTCTTTTTACCATCTTACTAAACTCAGACAACGAAAGTTGGCTCTTTAATCGTGTATTATTCACTTGAGGCTCTGAAACAAGGGATTTTTTCTCTACTAAAGTTTGAGTCACTTGTATGGTTTGGATACCCCCAATCTTCCATTTCAATAAATCGCACTTAAACATACCTCCTGTTGGTCTGATCGGGCGACTCGCTAAACTGTCTGCGAGGCTTAACAAAGGCATACCATACCTATCCCATATCTCTTGTAAAAGAGGTCTGTTCCAATATGGTGGAGGTACGCCCGCTTTCATCCCAAGAGAAATCGCAAACATACACGCTGATTGCAACCTGTCATAAGCAATACCCACAGGGGTAGACTGTAATAACTCATCTACTAGGCTTAAGGACTTAGAGTTATCACTCAATAATAGCTGACAGATTACATCATTGCGATCCACATGAAGATAAGACCTTACACCTAGTAGACCCACCTTGCCTTCATTTGAGGAAGCAACACCCTCAATCGCTTTTAAAGCATCTCGAATATGCCCCTCTGTAAAGTCAGCTATTAAGACCAATGCTTCACGCTCATACTCGAATCCCTCACACTCACAAACCTTTTGTAAACGATCAGCGATTTCTTCTGAATCCACATGACGAATGATAAAAGCAGGAGCACACCGACTTAATACCGTCTTTCTCATCTTCTCTGGTTCAGTGGTGGCGAAGATACAGACGAGCTTCTTATCAAAGCTACCTCGATCATTCTCCTCCATCGGTTTTAAGAGAGCATCCAGTGCATCCCGACTTAGCTGGTGACTTTCGTCAAAGAGGTAGAGCTTCTTATTACCCGAAAAGGAAGAATAACCTAGCTCTTCGAGTAGCTTCTTTACATCTGCTTTCCCACTGTTGGTAGCCGCATCCACTTCGATAAATGAGTCATGGCTACCAACAAGCATAGCTTTACATGAATGACATTCATCACAAGGCACACCCTCAACAGGCGACTCACATAATAAAGCACGAGCCATGATCCGACCCAGTGTAGTTTTGCCCGAACCATAAGGGCCAGCGAATAGGTAAGACTGCCTCCAACCTGCATCTGACTTAATAAAGCCTTTGAGCGTTTGGATGGTAGCCTTTTGACCTAGCACATCGCTGTATGTTCTAGGTCTATACTTCGTGTCTAATGACATCTTCTCTCCTCTCATATAGGGTATATGTACCCTTATACTATTTAGAGGAGGTTTAAGACTCTTAGATCAGATAACCTCTACCAACAAGAGATTCCTGGTTCTGAATTGGAGTTTCAGACATCCCCTCATCTAAAGTCATCGTGAGACACTAGGAAAAAACCATCTAGTTTTAGGCTTAGAACCACATCATGTGTTCTTAACCATTCGGGTGATGAAACAGTGAATGTAACCATGTGTCCTTTATTATCTTTCTTATAAGTGATATCGTTTTCCTCAAATGGATTCTCTGCTCCCACACCAATCTCCTTGATTGCCCTTACCACTTCGTCAGCATTTCTACTAGGCACAGATAGAACCATGGACCCCGAAGAAAATTGATGTATATATGCCAATTTGTTGACTACTTTATGTATACCTATGTCATTCGGACGAGCCGATTTTTCAAGACGAGCAATACGACCCTCAAGGTTACGGATGATTTCACTAGCTGATCTTCTCATGATGGTTTCTCCATTCAAGTTAAGGTTAAAGAGACTCCTATGAGAATCTATAAATAAACTATTAAAGTTCACACAGGCTCAAGAGAGATAAGTCCTCGAAAAAGATCAGTGCGATCATCTAAGAGAGGAATGCCCTCTACCTCAATAGCCTCATTCATCTCATGTTGAGTCATGTTATCTAGGGTAAGCGTATCACCCTCTAAGTTTTGAGCTACGATGTCAGCCCATAGGTAGCGACCTCTACAAAAGTCTACTGCCCCAAGTTCAGCATCGGTTAGTTTATATACCTCAAAATCCATGTGCCCAATATCCTTTACTGTAAAGAGCAATATTACCATCACTCAGTTCTAACTCTTGGTCAACGATTGAACCCATAAAGTCCATCGCTTCCCGAACGATTGATCTCTGAGCTTGGTTGACCACTGCAATGGCAGAACCTTTCCAATGACCATCGGGGTGGTCAACGAACTTATTGTATGCATCCCTTAGTTGTTGTGCCTTTTGATCTGTCATGTCTTAGTCTCCTTTCAAGAGTTACATAAGGGTATATTTAAGGGGTTACAAAAACCTAAACTCGGTATCATTCATATAAAGGGAATGGGAGACAAGACACCATGCAAGTCAAAATAGAAAACTACCAATCTATCAAACACGCTGACTTTGAAGTTAAAGGTCTTACTGTTATTACAGGGGCTAATAATACAGGTAAGTCTGCTTGTGCAAGAGCCATAGCAGGTGCTTTCTCTAATGCAAGGGGATATTCTCATGTAAGGCAAGGTGAAAAGTCATCAAAAGTCTCCATCAACTTTGATGATGGCAACTCGGTAATTTGGGAAAAGGGTAAAGGGGTTAATAAATATGAGATCAACGGACAAAAGTTAGATAAAGTAGGGTCAAAAACTCCCGATGAACTTGATGACTTGAACATTGTTTCGGTAGATGTCGATGGAAAAACTGTATGGCCTCAGATCGCTCGACAGTTTGAACAAATCTTCTTGCTTGATATGCCACCTAGTGTCCTCTCTAGTGCTTTATCTGATGTAAAGACAATAGAAGCCCTAGAGAAAGCGTCAAGTCTCTCTAGGAACGAAACTAAGAACCTTAATCAACGCATTAAAGTAAAGCATGAAGATTTAGTATCTGAGCGGGATCGTTTACCTAAGTTTAACGAGTTGGACGAAGTAGGGGAAACGATCAATCATATAAGTACACTTGAGGGGTCGATTAAGACTCTTGAAGAAAGAGTTAAAAAGCTAGGGGCAATCAAAGAAAAGAGAGAAATCTTTATGTTTCAAACACAGTTCGTATCCACCTTGCAAAATGTAAAATTCCCACAAGTGAACCCACATGACTTTATGGGGATTAAAGACCTTGAGCGTGTTCGTATAGAAAAGAACAGACTAAGGATCATGGAAGGTATCGTAGAGGTTGGCTTAACCTCATTCCCACCTATCCCAGATGTAGAGGTGAAAGACCCTGCACCACTTGAGCGGGTCTTGCACAAAAGAAATCAATTAGATCAAACCATCTTACAAATCACACAACTTAATGTAGACTTACCTAATGTAGATTCGCAAGTCGAAAAAGACCTCAGAATCGCTTCTGAACGCTTTGATCTATTCAGTCGTATATCTTGCACCGAACAAGAGGTAGAAAGGCTCACAGAGGAGCTTGATACTATTAGGTGCGAGATTGGAGATACTTGTCCTTTATGTGAACAAGGGATCGACCATTAACCTCACTCTACCCCAAACAGCATCTTATCCCTTAACTTAGACCCCATCTTGTAAGATTAAATAGGGATCAGAAACTGAGCCCCTCAGCCAATTTTCTTGACCCAATGCACTCAGCGAAGAGATTAACTTCCTTTAAGTTTTTCAACCTGTATCGGTCTCGGATTATTTTGGGATGTTGTATCCATATTTCAGCGGATAGAATACCTGCTTTGACCAGTGCTGGGTACTTATTTACAACTTCATTTTCATAGTACTCTTCAGCATTAGGACCTCTGTCCTCGATCTCTCTAAGCAGATCCTCAAATTTATAATGGACTAGCTCTACCACCACCACTTCAATCTCAGACGCATCTGCATCGCCCACCTCTTTCTTAAGCATCCGAACAGCGTCTGTGATCGCTTTCCCGTACTTTCTAGCCCTACGGTTGGTTGAGGATTGTCTTTCAAGTCGTGCAACCCTATTCTCAAGTCCTCTAATAATTTCTGATGCTGATCTTCTCATAATGGTTTCTCCATTTTGTTTAAGGTTAATGAGATCACTTAAGATCACTTATAAACAAACTATAAACGGAAAAACCCCAAATCCCAAAGGGAAATGAGGTTCATTCTAAGATCTTAAAGACCATTTAGACGAGCAAGACTACTAGCCCTCAGTTCCAGCTTCGGTATCAGATCCCATATCCGTAGATTCATCTGAACCACCCTCAACTACTTCCATGTCCGTAGATTCCATACCCGCTTCGTCCATACCCATATCAGACTCAGTACCACCTTCAGTAATTTCCATGTCTGTAGTCTCTTCAGAACCACCCATAACCATCATGTCCATTTCTGTCCCTGCTTCAGTTCCTGCATCAGACCCTGCTTCAGTTCCTGCTTCAGATCCTGCCTCTGATCCTGCGGTAGCCCCAGCTTCCATACCACCATCGTTAGGTGTGGTTTCTTCTTTATCCTTGTCGCAAGCAATAAAGGTAAGAGCAATAAGTGCGATTGTGAGTAAGTTTCTCATAATGAATATCCTTCTTTGTTAAGTGTGTTCAAGAAAAGGTATATAAACAAACTATTAAACTTATTCAAATCTATCTTCCACTAGGAACAAAAACTCCCCACTTGTGGCTAAGTGTAAACCTTTTGTCTCTCATCTTTGTTTAAAACATCATCAGAGATGATAACTTAATTAAGGCCACAGATAGACTATGCCTTTAAAACGATAGAACCACGACTCTTCTTGATGGTAAAGGTTTCTTGTGCATAAATATCACCCTCCCCGTACACAAGGTCTCCCCACAAACCCTTGATAGTCACATTTCTCCCTCTTATCTTCCAATCCCGCCCCAACATAGGATTGTCCCAAATGCTGTATAGAATCCCATCCAAGGTATTACCATTTCTTGTATATTTTGACCACCAAGATGTGTCAAAGGTGATAGTAGATGAAGAAACATCTATAAACACGCTCTTATTTAAATGGGATTTGATCTCCCGATCATTTTGTAACCACCTGAGAAACTTTTTTCCAGTAAGAATCTCAGGCTCATGCCACTCTCCCCCCGCAGGCTCTCTATAACCACCCATCTCTTGTGATCGTGGGTCATCAGGGTGATATGCTTGTCTTTCAAGTCTTGCGATACGAGTCTCAAGGTTATTAATGATTTCTGATGCAGATCTTCTCATAATGGTTCTCCATTTGATTAAGGTTAAAGAGATCACTTAAGATCTATTATAAAGAAACTACAAAACCTCAAACTTAACCATCCAACGACCCACTGTACTCGCACTCACATTAAAATCTATACCCCATGCCATAGATCAAACCCCAAACCAAATCACCATCTGGATTATATGGTGAGGTTGTCACCCCTGCATACATAGTGCTGTCCTCGTCTTTAACGAACTTCAAACGAAACGCACCCACAGGGAAGAACTGACCATTAAGCGTAATCGTGTGTCCGACTGAAGCACCAACATCAAGACCTAAAGATTTCTTGTCGGAGATCTCATAGCCCAATAACTCATAACTCGCACCTAGCATAAGACTAGGTGGTGTCTGAGACTCTACAAGTAAACCTTCCTCTGTAAACCTTTTGTTAGAGGAGGTAGGTAGATTGAACACAACCCATAATGCAAAGCTCTCATACATCTTACGAGATAAGATGAATGTGGCAGAGTTCGTAGGTACAGGTATTGAACCCTCTTCGTACCCACCGATGAACATTTGCGTTGTGCCTAGACTCACTTCCCAGTTATTCTCTTCAGCGTGAGAAATCGTAGAGGTGAGCAAGACAGATAAGAGTAAAGCGATAGTAAGTCTCATGGTGTCTCTCCTTTATGGATAATAGACACTAATAAATAAACTACAAATCAATCCACCCCAAACTTAACCATCCAACGACTCACTGTACTCGCCCCTACATCAAATCCCTAGATCCCTTTCAATAACCATTCAAATAGCATCATAATATTTATGATGCTTTAGCATACCCGCTGACTTTAACCATTGAAATTTCTGCATGATATTTTTGGAGGCTCGTGATGGCTTAACTCCATCTTGCCAAAGACTGTTTATATAGTCTTCGGAGTGTTCACCGTCTTTTGTTTCGTATTCAAAAGTGACCCGCATTTCCTTAATGATGTACTGATCTACTTTCCTTCTCCAAATATCATAAGCATCTTTAGCTTGACGAGGGTTAGAACTTGATTCAAGTCGTGCAACCCTATTCTCAAGGTTATTGATGATTTCTGATGCTGATCTACGCATAATGTTTCTCCATTTGGATTCTTGGTTAAAGAGATCACTTAAGATCTATTATAAATAAACTATCAAAGTCCTCACTCCACTCCAAACTTAACCATCCAACGACCCACTGTACTCGCCCCTACATCAAGATACCTAGCTATCCTACGCTTACCCCACCCCTTACTCCTTAAGTCCTCTAAGATGCCTTTGTCCATCTTTTTCTTGATAGCATTGTTACGACCTTGAAAACCAAAGTCCAACTTGTAAGACATACAATCGGGTACATGAGGCTTAATGATCTCAATGAAACGATAAGCGTTCTCACCCTTAAAGTGGAACTCTCCTGTCTCCCCTTTTTTATGTGTCCAGTTAGGGGCTAAACCAAACTTCTCAAAGATTAAGTAAGCGTTAGCTCGACTCCCCTGTTTTGCCCCAAAACAAATCATAGGCCAATGTCCTGCATGACCATCATCGAGATACCACATAGCCAAAGCTAACTCATCTACTTGGTCTATAACATCAGACTTAACAACTTTCCACCCCTTATCCCTCTCCTCATAGAACAAGTCTCGATACTCATTTAGCATAGGGTGAGCGTGGGTGCGAAAGATATAACTAGGGAACTCCCTACTCATCGCTACTGCTAAATCTCCAGATGACCACACGCCCCACTTCTCTTGCTTCCACTCAAGATACTCTTTCTGATTGGGTGCGTGTCGTTCCTCATAGTGTGAAGCGTTAGTACGAAAAACAATACGACCGTCACCTAGCATAGAACCAATAAGGATTGATCTTAACTCCCCCTCAATCTTTGGTAGCTCAAGACGATCAAACTTAGATACCGTTTCAATCCCATAGCGTAGTCTCCAACTACCAATACGCTTCATGCTTGAGTCAATACCCTCAGAAATCAACAACTCGTTAATCTGCTTCTCTGTTAAGTATTGTTTAGTATAGAGGTCTTCAAAACGCTCTTTAGATATAGGGCATGGTATCGCTCTCATCTTACACTCTTTTCTAGGATCGTAATAACCTTGAGCGTTTTCTGAACACCCTCAATAAATTGTGGGGTTTGTTTCTCCGAGGTAGTTAAGTACAAAAGTAGAGCCTTCGCTTTCAATAGTGTCTCTTTATCCTCGATGTTTAGTATTTTTATATCATGTCTGAGACCTGCGTTTCTCCATTTGATATCTTTGGTATATGATTCGCATAAATCATATGACGAGGTGAGTACCTCGTTGGAGTACATATCATCTTGCTCTTCATTTGGTGTCTGTCCTAGTCTTCGCTTAAGATTTTGGTTTTCTCTCACTTCTCTCACTAATGCTCGATAGAGATCAGCTTCTTCTCTCCTCTCTTTTTTGATAAAAAGCCATATAAAAAATAGAACACCAAATATAATTAGATAGATAAGAAAAGCCTTACTACAGAGGAAACCTGTCATGGCTTCCATTACTGTGGGAACTGGAACAAAATTGTTGTTCATCTTACACTCCTTATGTGGTTCTTAGTGTTTAAGAGTGTAAGACTTGTACCATAGGAGAGTGAGTTAAGCCAAAGAAAAGAACCCTAGATACGAAAAAACCCCACCTTCCGAAGAAGATGAGGTTCTTTCTATGACCTCTTACACCTACCTAAGTAGGCGAAAGTAAAGCGAATATACTAGATATTAACGCTGTACTGTAAGACGAGCAAGACCACGAGGGTTGTAGGCACCAATACCCAAATTCTCGAACACTGAAAAACCAATTGTACGAGCTTTTGGATCGTCAGCAGAGAGAACGGTCAATTCTGTACGAACAGGGATACGACCGAACATTTCTGGCTCACAGCAGACATAAACAGTTCCAACAGGAACAAGACGGCTAGTGATGATCTGAGCACCCCAAAGAGTAGCCTGAAGACCAGTCTTGAGAAGTGCCGCTTGGCTCTCGATGTCGAGGATATCTCTACCGAACTTACGGATGTCAGCATAATCACGAGCATTCATGAAGATACGGGCAACACGAAGGTCGTGACGCTCAATGAGGCTAAATGCGTCAGCAAGAACAGCACCATTAAGAGGAGCGATAACAGGAAGGTCAGCGTTAGTTTGACCTGCAACTGAATCAAATCCGTTTGCCGCAACTGCGTCAAGAATAGCGAATACACGCTCGTCTTCAGCCGCTTGGATTTGAGCACGAGCTAAATCTTGTGCCCTCTCGATAAGGTCAAATCTACGCTCTTTGATTTGAGTCAAAGGAATCTCAGGATTTGAAGCAATCTCGAAAAGAGGGAAGATAACCCTACGAGGTTTGGTGATTGCAAGAATGTTTTCACCCTCTTCACCAACCACAAATGCAGTAACATCTGGGTCTTTGTCGTAGATAGGTAAAGCACCGTCTGGAAGTTGCTCGACTAAGAAAGTCTTGCGACCAACAGAGGTGTAATCTCTACGAAGGCGTAAAGGTTGAGTCATTGAAGCGGCGAGCTTCGCACGACCTTGAGGAGTCTTAATGTAGTCAGAAATGATCTTCTGTTTTACGGCATTATCAACTGTATTACTCATAATAAATCACTCTTCCTTTCTATCAGATGCGTTGGTCGTATACCAACTCATCAGAAGTTGAGTCGGGAGAGATTTTAAGAATACCGATGGTAGTAGCACTATCAGTATGATCGTGATTTGCATTATTTACAGCGGTGGTCAAGAAACCATTGATAGAAGCAATCAATGTAGCACCAGGAACATAAGTTGCTGTGATGTCAGCATTGGTAGCAACATTTACTGTCTCATACAGAAGGTTCGCAAAAGTACCTTGTGCAGAAACATATGGGCCACGGTTAGAAGCAACACCTGGTTGATTCTCAAAAGCATTGCCCGAAGCATTGTTGATGAAAACACCAAGCACACGCTCAGTAGCAGGAGCGGCTGCCACTGAAGGTCCACCATGCTCGTTAGTAGTACCACGAGTAAAAGCGATAGAACCGCTAAGTACTCCGAGTACATTTGTTAAAAGACCTGGTGCTGATGTAGCATTAGCACCAAAAACGGGGTTTGACTGAGTGAAAGCACTGCTGTGTAGTTGACCTACAGTATTACGCACACCAACATGAAGTATACGCAACGCAGAGCTTGACTCTGTAAAACCACCACTAGCTTGTCCAAGTAGAGCCATGAGATTTCTCCTATTAAGCTCGTACTCTCTGTTTTCAAGAGAGTAGTGTAGTTAAGAATAGGGTGGTCTTACAACCGACCCCCAAAAGTTTTCCAATATAATAGCGTCATTAATAAATAAACTATTACAGTTTATTTATATCTTATCCGAAGAACTTGCTTACATCGGGAGCAGATTCCCAAAGTTTAGAAAGTTCGTCTGAACCTCTTGAAGCCTCACGAGAAATGTTCCCAAGAGTCTTAACTGCCGATTTACGAGCTGAGGTGCGTGGGCGATAAGAAGCTTTCTTCTTAGCCTTTTCCTCAGTCTTTTCTTCTTCAGAATCTTCTTCAGTCTTTTCTTCTTCGCTAGAATCTTCTTCGCTAGAATCTTCTTCGCTAGAATCTTCTTCATCAGAATCTTCTTCATCAGATGCAGTAAAGATTGAAGCGAGGCGAGGATCCATAGCCATCAGATCGTCAGCGTTCATATCAAGCCCCATGACATCTTCACCCATCATATGAGTTTCAATATCATCAGCTTCAATATCATCAGCTTCAAGTTCATGAGCTTCAAGTTCATGAGCTTCAATATCATGAGCTTCAACAGTTTCTTCGGCAGTGTAACCAAAGTTTGAATCGTTCATTTCACGAGAGTCATCAGCCTCAAGCTCTGCAAGAAGAGAAGCCATGTCATCTCCTGCTTGACGATCAGACATATAAGCAGAAAGAGCTTCTGCGAGTCGTTCAATCTTAGCAAGACGCTGAGTAGGTTGACCTTCAGATGGCTCATTTTCTGGAGAAGTGTCGATCTGTAGTTCTGGGTCTTCAACTGGATTGTCTGTGCCAACTTGTACAGCATTATCAGCGAGCTTACGAACCTTGCGAGCAAGACGAGCGTTTGCCGCTTTGAGCATAGCGATTTCTTCTGCTAGTTGATCTGCTGAATTCATACCCATGTCATCAGCTTCAAGTTCAGCCATGATGTTTGCGAGTTCATCATCAGCTTCAATATCATCAGCGAATGACTCACCAAGACCCATAGCGACTTCATCACGAGAAAGGAATCCGTCTTCGTTTGTATCCATAGAGTTGAATGCAGAGTCTGAACCACCCCATTCGCTCATGTCGATCATTTCATCACCGTCAATGTCATATTCATCGAACATACCATGACCCATGTGACCATCAGCTTCAATCTCATCACTTGCATTACCTGGACCTGTGAAGTCAAGACCATCATCATAGTCAGTACCGACTTGTACAGCATTGTCTGCAAGACGAGCAACACGAGCATTAACAGTACGATTAGGGAGATCCATCATGCGTAGTGCAAGATCTTCAACTTCAACTTGAGAAGCTCTACGACCAAGACGAGATTCAGCGATTTGAATACACTTTGCCGCTTTACGCTCCATAGCTTTCTTAAGATTCTCTTGGCGAAGATCATCAGTAAGAGCATAATCCTCAGCGGTCTCATCAGAAGAAGCAGGGTGTTCAGGAGTCCAACCTACAGAGGCAGGAGCTGGGCCTGAGCGATAGGGTCCTTTACGGACTCCTTCACCGAACTCTGAATCGAGTCCATAAGCGTCAACATCGGGTTGATCAGAGGAGGCAGGATGACCGAAGTGATCCCAACCGAGGTTATCAGAACCTGGAAGGGCAGAGTTTGCTCTGCGATTTCTTCTACGAGCAAGTTCTGCCCTGCGTGACATATTCTTAGAACGAGAATACCTAGACATAAGGCAATTCCTTTCTGGGGTGAAACAGGGCGAGACTTATTTCTGCCCGTAAGTGTTAAGGGATAACAGTTTAGCTAATCTTACAAGACGAAGAGTGTCTTGCTTCGATAATTTTTTACCGTTTAAGTAGTTGGCTTGCTCAAGATAATCAACAACACTATTATATTGTGTTGTTGTACCTAGAACACTAGCCAACTTATAAACATGGGTCGGGACATGAACTTTACAATGGTTGTTTACCAAAGTAATGTTCAAGACAGCTTCTTCAACAGTTTTAGCTGTTTTAACAGAAGCATCTAAGAGACTCATATATTTAGAAGCAGAAACTCCCTCTTTGATAATCGTATCATTTTGCTCAACGACAGATTTATCTATTGGGGGGTTCATAACTTCTTGAGCTTTTTCTGCTTTGATCTCGTTCTCTAGTTTTTTACGAAAACGATCTACAATAGCAGTCTCATACACAGATTCTAATTGTTTGAGCAAAGACTCTGAAGGGGTTGAAGCGTCATCGCCTCCACCTTCTTCTTCATCCTCATCCATATCAAAAGGGCCAGCCTTTTTAGTTAGTTGACCATGAGGGTCATACCAAGGAGAACTTTGTAAGCTAGAGGCTTTGGCGATCCACTTTTCGGGGACTTCATTTAGTTCCACATCCGAAGCAGATTTTGCCATATCAGCAGAGGGTATCTCTAATGTGTTTCGAGCAACAGCTCCTGTAAATGCAGGAGTTGCGACCCAAGAAGCCTCAATGAAGGTAACACCTGCTGTGCCACCAATATCTTCATGCCCACAAAGCTCTGCTACTCTATGCTGATTTCCTTGCTCATCATAGAAAACATTGCCCTTCTCATATTTAACATGAGAACACATCTCTGTTTCATCAGCGGCTACATGACCACATTTAGTACAAATGGTAAAGTCTACGCTACATCCCATAGACATTGCGTTCATTTGACCCGACTCGATCTGTTTTACTAAGTCTTCATGCTTACGATCAGTGGCGACAAGGATGTCTACATATAGAGATTCACCTATGTCTCTAAGGACTGCATCTATAATGCGACCTTTTGAGAGTTCTTCTACTTGGATATGCTCAACAAAGTTATGAGCACCAATGAAAGTCGGATAAGACTTCTTGATCACTTCCCTTGACCATGAGTCGAGGTTGTTATTGATGAACTTATCTGTATCTGAACTTATACGATAGTCAGCATATTTACGGTTAATGGTTTGCCCACCCTCAGTGATCGAGCCTGTCTTTGTATTAGGAGGCGTGAAAGCATCGACAGAACAAACGATTGTGGAGTGTGTAAGTAGAAATCTATCGGGAGTGAAAGGTTCGCCTAGAATATCCTCAGCTTGCTTTTTGAGCGAGGCATTGATGGTTTTATCACCAGAAGCGATTCTAACTTTATCCCATTGTAGACCATGAATAGAGGGCTGTACTACATTAGCCCTAGCATATCTTAAAAATGCCATGCTTTACCCCTTAATGATGTCGGAAGGTTTGATGATGAAGAGACAAGTATAACAAGCGAGCAGTTTCTCACTCTTACCTCCTCTTCTTTTGTAAACAGTATTGCCGAGTGGGTTTTTGCACTTAGGACAACAAGGTTTTACCTCATGCCGACATTGGCGATATGTACGATCCCTTTTGTACCAATAAATAGCTTGCTTCATGTACTTGGAGGCGACACGACTAGCTTGCTTTTTAACAGAACGAGATGAAACAGGAACAGTACCTACGCCACCAGGGATAGTATCTTGGTCATCTTCGTAAATGTTCAAGTAATCACCCGAAGTATCTACTACAAGATCCTCTACAGGATAGCGTTGCGAACCATGAGGAAACTGCACATCTACCATACCAATAGCAGGAAAGATAGCTATAACCAGACCAGACCTTGACGGATTACCCCCAAGAAAGGGATAGACACGCATCCCAAGTTCAAACGCTTGGGATCTACGCTGATAATCAACATACTGTGTAGATCTTTTTTGCATGATTTTAGTGCCTCCACTCTTATAGTAGGTGTCAATAAATGAACTATTAAAATTATTTGCTTGTTTTTTTGAGGTTGCTGACTCTGATTCTTGAGTTGCTGTGTCATCAAACAGCTCTGTAAGCCTAGTTCTTATCTCTTTAAGTTTCTGCCTCTTAATCGCACCATCTAAATTTTTCACTTTTTCTAATTCCTGCTGTATCTGCTCCCACCTAAAGCGTTTGGCGTTTCCACTGTAGAGTTGGACACCATCAATGCTACTCCGAGTTTCTTCAGCAAACCATCTAGTTCTGAATTCCTCCCCTGCCGCTTCTCTTTGTTCATCGGTATAGGGTTTATTTGTTGACAGATCAATCCCATCAACAAACACCTCGAAAAACTTCTCTTTGTTATCTCTCCAAAATTCCTTCATCTGCTTCTTAACTTGCTTGGAAGCCCCCTCATCACCCTTTTTCGGTTTGTAGTGACCGTCACCTTTAGATTCTTTTTCGACTGTGTAGAGATTAACGAACCCACCACTCATGTAATCCCTTAACATCTTCTTCATGTCATCAGATAAAGGATTAGGGCAAGGATCATCTGATGGTTTGAGCTTCCTGTCACCAAGATCTTTAGAATTATTTGTTGGACCACCTGGACAATAGTCGTCATCCAACAAGTCAAGCATTTCACCATAAGGCCCTTGTTCTCCACCTACCACAGCCTTAAAATCTTCTGTGTCAAGGTTTTCAGTGACCGACTCAATTAGATCTCGTGTCTTACTAGGGTTTGTGCCTTGTTGGGAGAGCAAACTAATTCCTTCTTCCCAAGCTTCAGATCCTGTTTGCCTTGCAAGCTCAAGCAATTTGTCGGGTACTTCAGCATACCCATCAATGACACCTTCCTCTTTTATCATGCGTACTGTATTGAGGGCAGTTTCTGATGATTTTAAGTTTGCGATCTTACCTTGTAAGGACTTCTTTTCATCTTCGGACAGTCCTTCATCTTTTAAGGTTTCTATAGCCTCGTCAATATCCTCTTTGACCCTAGAAACCATGTTAGTACGCTGATCTGTGTCCATCTTCTTAAAGCGTCTTGATTGGACTCTGCGTACATTCTCTAAGTGTTTCTCTTTATCATGATCATCCCCATCACTAGGAAACTCACGCAACCCAAACTCTGGGTCTTCTGCAATGCTCTTTTGTGCGTGGGTAATTGCTAGGTATTTCCCTAACTCTTCTGCAAAACCCTCTCTGTCTGAAGGGGGCTTCGGAGGGCCGAAGTCTTTATTCTTCACTTCGTCATCGAGGTATGACTGTAGTCCATCGAGTCCATTATTTCTCATGACATCTTCGACTGTGACTGCACCAGAACCGTAAGCGTCAGCCATTTGTTCGACTTGATCTTCAGTGAGTTCATCAAGAGCGTCCACAGTTTCACTTATCCTCTGAACAAGAGTCCTTGTGCTTTTTCTAGTTGAGGCAAGATCCTTTTTTTCAAGTTCCTTGATCTGCTCTTGGAGATCTCTCTTTTCTTTATCACTTAAAGAGGGGTCTTGGAGTTTATCTTCGAGCTTTTCCATCTTCTCGCTAGTGCCTTTACTTAAATTATCTCTAAACGCTTTCTCAAGACGATCTTTGATTTCTGCCTTTTGGACATAGCTAGGCTGTTCAAGTAAAGGAGCACCATCTATAGGCTCTTTGGGTTTCTTGGGTTTCTTGGGTTTCTTGGGTTTCTTAGGTTCTTCCTCTCCTGTTTGTTCAGATCTCTCTTTAGCTCTTTCGTCTAAGACTCCTTTAGTTTCTTTTACCTCTTCCTCTGGAATGTCGGATGTCTCTTGAACATTTAGGTCAACAGCTTCAATACCTTCTTCTTCAAGAGAGGTTGTGAGCTTTTCTTTGACCTTCTTATTATACGGCCCACGCTTCTTACCTTTATCTGATCTTGTACTTCTTGTCTTCTTAGGGGGAGGCTCGCCCACCTCTTCTCGAACCTCTTCATGGATGTCCATAAGAAGTGACATGATGTCTCTCATGGTGCGTTCTTCAACGAGAGACATATCTTTCATGTCTCGACCATTGTTCATTCTTGATAGTAGGTCGTACTGTTCATCATTAAGTTTAGCTTTTACCGAGTAGTTGACCTCTTTCTTTGATTCCCCTTTAGAACCCCTAGCCTTTTCCATCGCTTTGTTGAAGTCTTTGACCGCTTTAGGGTGTTTGCGATTATAGGCTGTGTTGAAGGATAACTCATCACCAGTTTGCCTGCTCTTATAGGTGCGGCTTTTGAGTTTTTCTTTGACCTTTTTAACGATCTTTTGTTCTTTTTTCTGTTTCTTCTTCTGCTCTGGTGTGAGTTTCTGTTTCTTTCGCTTCTTTTTAACTGTGGGTTTACGAGAACCGTCCTCATTTTTTAGAGGTGCGGCTACTCGATATGCCTCTAAAAGGAGTCTGTCTGTTTTATCTAGCTCATTTTGCAGTTCGAGTAGAAGTATATTTAACATCACAGATTACGCTCTTAAGTTCAGATGCTTAAGAGCAATACGCTTCGCCATCTTTTGATCTCTACGAGAAAGGTCTGGGTCGCCTTGATCCCCACGACCAACACCTTGTAGGTCGGGGTCATCGCTGATTTCTACTCTGTTCTTACGAAGGTCTTTGCGTGGTGGCTTTTTCTTCGGAGATCTACGAATGAGCTTCTGTACTGCTTCATCCTCTTTTTCAGATTCGGTTTTAGTAGCTACCCTCATGTGTGGGCAGACATAAGAACTAGCCTTACGCTCCATGCTCGCCATCTTGCGAACATCAAAGCAATGTTCAGCAAAGCTCTTTCTGAGAACTCTAAGTGCTTGAGCGAGGATGAGGTAAAACCTATGTGCGTGTTCACTCTCTCTAGTGTCTAACCATACAGATTGGAGCTTCCTAATCTCTTCAGCCTTATTGTCTAGCACCTCTGTATATTTCAACTCTTTATCAAGAGATACCGCTTCCTCAAATAATGCTTCTATGGTGAGGAAATGTTTACGGATACAATCGGGGCATCTTTTGCGAGGTTGGTTAAGGTGATCTTCGAGTAGGACGATCTGCTTACAGATCTCTCGTAAGTTATATAAAGGACTCATAATCGGCAATAAGCCTTGATCGCTACTCATAACTACACCTTTTTTTTAATGCACTAACTACAGTGAGGAAAATATAAACAAACTATTAAACTTCAAGGTGTGTAACCCCTTATCTATAACCTTATGTATTCAACCCCCCAACCGACTCGAAAAGAGACAACATGACAGACCAAACCACCCCAACACAAACTGATCCCCGAATCCTCTTTGTCCAAGAGGAGTATGGATACCGACATTGGATCGGTGTTATCCCAGATGAGATGACCACAGATTCCATCATCGAGTGGTGGAAGTCTTTGCCCTCTGTGATGGGGATGTTCTTCAATCCCTCGCAGAGCTTCCCCATGCCTCTCTATGAGGTTGAGGATGTCGCTCACGAGGACGCTGACATCGCCACATGGCAGTGGGTAGACGATAACGAGAAACACATTCTAAAGCGATCTGAGATCGTTTTATTTTGTATGACTCACTGCGATGACGACAGCTACATGAAAGTGGTCGGGGGTGGGTATGTTTATCATGCAGGGTACAAAGAAGAGGGTGAAGAAAAATGAGTCAAATCACCACCATCCCCAGTGCATGGGTCTTAGCATATCTAGTCGGCATGGTGGTATGCTTTTATAGGGTCTATAAAACAGACAAGTTTGAGCTAATGTTCGTGCTTTGCATGGTTTATATGTTGGCTTTGTCGATAGGTCTGAAAACTTACTATGGCTGAACCCTACTATTTATCACTCATCATTTTGCTTCTCCTCTCTTTTGGTGTTGGGTTGTTTCATTCAACCCCAAGAGCGAGGTACTTCACTTATGCGTGTATTGCTTCTTATGTCTTAGGAATACGAATAGGACTTTTTTACTATGGCTACTAACAAATCAAAAAACAAAAGATCAATCTACTTACCAGATCAGATAGCAGAGGAGCTTGAGTCTGAAGCCAAGCGTCAAGACCGAACGGTGTCTTGGTTGCTCAAGAGGGCTTGGCTTGAGTCTAGGGAGAAGATCAAGAGGTATCCCGATGTCCAACTATAAATGCATCACCAATCCCTCAACACCCTTGTTACCTAACAAGACTNAGACCCTATTTTAAGGGGGACTTTTATGAGTAGTTCATTATCTAGGATAAAGGATGGTAAGAGGGGTTGGAGTGAGGAAGGTATTAGCCTAATCCAAAAGAGACTTGAAAAAGAGGATAGTCGAGCAAAGTTTATCGACTTGAAAGGGGTCTTAGAAGAAAGTCTTTGTGCAGTAGGGTTTGAAAAGAACTATATGTTAGGAAGTTCGGATTGTGGCTGGTCTCTGAACACTGGAGGTTGGGTCGCTTATGTTAATTTGGGCTATGGTATTACAAATAATGATGAGATAACATTCGCAATTAATGGGGTGTTGCGTCCTTTAAGGGATCTTCTCCCTCTATGGGGCATTTTAAGGGAGAGCTTTTATGAGAACTGAAATGCGAGAAGGAGAGAGGGTATGGACAAAAGATTCAATAGGTAAGATTTTGGATTGTTGTCACAATGATAGACCCCTCGATTATGTTCATTACACGATCAGATCTTTGTTAAGCGATTCATTAAAAGAAGCAGGTTTCAGTGAAACAATAAACCAAGATCAACTCAATGGTTGGGCTTTAGAAATAGAGAACTGGAGTTGCTACATTAAGTTTATAACTCCCGTAGAACATAGTGGTTTGGTCGTTATTGGTTTGGATCAATGTCATATTGGAGACTTGATCTACTTGTGGGATAAGATCAGAAAGAGATGGTCAGAAAGAAATCAAGGGTAGCGATTTCCCCACAGGACCCGAATACGATCAAAAAGAGTTCTAGGGTCTTTTATTTCTTCAATCTTCCCTTGTAGTCCTTTGATCACTACAACACCCTCTTTGGTGATAGACAGGATCATTTTAGATCCTATTTTAAAGGATCTATGTCCAACGCTCTTAATACTACATTCACTAAGGGCATTAGCTAGTATGATGGCTTTCATACTGTCATCATTATGTGAGATTACTTTTTGAAGTTCCTTAATGCCGTAGGAAGACCATTCTCTTCGACCATCAACTTTCTCGGTTAGTGTTTTCATTTCTGATGCACCTCAACTTTGCCTCGTACTCACTCTTTGCGAACAAGAAATCAATCCTATTCTTTATGTGTGGGGAAGCTGTTTTAACATATCTCTCGGCTTGGAGATCAAGATGATCTAAAGGTTTAGCAGAACCTGTGACACGGGCGTAGGTATATGCTTCAATAATTTGGTCGATACTCATTTTTTCTCCTGTTTCCCATCTTTATATGATCCCCCATCTTTCTCGTCATAAGTTCTAACACCTTCTATGGCGAACTCACGAGCAATAAGATACTCAGCGAGTTGTCCGTTAAGATCCTCAATACGCTCCTCTATGTATTCATAGGGGTCATTTCTATCTTTCCAGCCTTCATACCAGTCGAGCATCCTTTGGTATGCTTCAATCTGTGCGTTGATGTGATCTATCTTGGATATGTCTATTCTGTATCTCAGCAAAGGGTTCAATGAATACCTCCTTATAGTTCTTTTATGGTATTTCATTTATGATACCACTAAAGAAAAGGAGAATTAAAATGCCGACACCACAAGAGGAAAAAAAAATCTCTGCGTTTCAACGCAAATCCCTTACTGCCTTTAAAGTCCTGTTGAAAGACCTTAAAAGCTATGGGGTGCAAGCTAAATCTGAACACAAAGGTAGGGGAAAAGCAGTTATAGGTAAGAGGAAAAGACATATAGTTAAGTCGATTAAAAACTTGTCTCAAGTCTTAGGGTTCATGAATAAGTTTGTGGGGTCAGATGAGGTAAGCGATAAAGCATATTCGTGGAGAAATGCAACGATGTACCTCATACGAGACTACCTAGCTGGGCAAAAGCCTCTTAAAGAGGTAAGCGAGACATTCAAAAAAAACAGTGTTAGGTCTTTTAAGGCGATAGAACTCCACAAAAAACAAACCCCTCTTAAATCTGCCATTCCTGTGGAGTTAAGGGCGTACCTGCCCGACACAATCACGATTGATGTAGATGATGAGGGATACATCAAGACGATTAACGATATGTTCGGCAACAAGACTTATACTTTAGCCGAGAAGATCAAGTCTCAAAAGAAGCTCATCAAAAAGTACAACACCATCGTAAAAAAGATTAAAAAAGACCTCAAGTCAAAAGATGAACTAACCAAGTTATCTGCAATCATTACTTCAATCATCATGGAAACAGGAATAAGACCAGGACAAATAGGGAATGGGATTGTAGAAACTGTGGAGGAACAAGAAGTGCAGGTTGAAACATTCGGTGCAATCACTTTGAACGCCACCCATGTCAACTTTGTCCGAAACAATTTTGTCGAGTTGGTCTTCAGAGGGAAAATGGGAACGGTAAATACAGCTTCCATATCCAACTCATCTATCATCAAAGTTTTAAAGGACTATGTAGACAACGCCTTAGAATCTGGCTCTGAGTATATCTTCGTTACTAGTGAGGGAGAGAAGTTCACTTATAGACATCTTGCGAAATACTTTAAAGAGAATTTCAAAGGTTTTAAGATCACTGACTTTAGGAAGTTAAGAGCGACCCAAGAGGTGTTTGATGGACTCCAAGAAGAAAGAGACTCGATGCTTGAAAAGATTAAAGAAGTCGCAGAACTAGAAACTGAAGACTTGACCCAACGGGTTGTTGAAATTGTATCAGACACAATCAATAAAGCACATGAAAGAGCACAGGTGGCATTAAGCCATGATAGTGGCAGTACAACTAAGAAATCTTATATCAACCCAGAAGTTTTGCTAAGATTCTTAAGTACTGCGTCCATGCAAAACACGCTCAAAGAAAGTATTACCACAGGTAAGACCAAGCTCCACTTCGACCCTCTGATGTTTGTTCGAGAGGCGACTCGAACAGCAAGTATGCGTAGGCTCACTGCATCGGGGAGAACACTAGAGAGCATAGAAACAATTGTAGATATGCTAGAACACATTTTTGAGAGTGGTATAGTAGAGGGTTGAAACCCTAAAATGAGGAGATTGCTAGCAATGACCAACATCAATGGTATTAAAAACGACCCCAATCGGAAAAAAGGGAAGAACACATTTGGAGGTGGTAATGAAAACTCCCTTTACATTCCGATGTCTGACATTGAGCAAGAGTTCATCGCCCGCCTTGTTGAACAAGGAGAAATCTTGGTCGTGTTTCATGGTTGGGGTACGGTACTGCCAAAGGTGACATTTGGGGATAAAATCATTCATGCACACATTAAGATTTCATTTGAAAATGCACCTCCACCACCAGGTAAACCTGTACCTTTCTTTGATATGGATCTTCGGACTCAATCTGGTATTAGTCTCTATAGGCAAAAGATGCCTACCTCTTATGGTAACTCCCCCATTAACATCTCCAACGAGGTCGAACTTGAAATGGTTTGGGATATAGCCCTCAAGTACATTGACCCCAAACTGATTAAGCTACTCATGCCCTCGGTCACAGGATTTACAACTAGGCTTGAAGATAAAGACACACATGATATTACGGTTACTGGTAATATGAAGCTCAATCAATCTCAAGTTAAATCAGCTCACAACCTTTTTCAAAGTGAGAGTAACATCAAAGTGTATGACGAAAAGAAGCTCAAAGAAGCGATTAAAAAGTCAAGACTTTAATAGTTTCTTTATACTGTCCTTCATACAAAACCTTAAATATGGAGAACAGACATGAACAAAGAAATCCAATCGGTACTTGCAGAGATCGTTAGCTTCGATCTAAGGATCAATGGCATTGAGCGTAAACTTGCACATCTAAAGTCAGCAGGTACAGGAGACAAACCTCGTCAACTTCAAAAAGGAACATGGAAGATCCCAGTACGGGCAGGTCATGTTCTTTTATCTCAGTGGGCTGTTAAACACATTACCGCACACAATGACATTGGTACAGGTTCAGTCTTTGCGAGAGGCATTGATGAGCGTACTCTTATCAAACTCATTCAGAAAGCTCCTGTTAAGGGTCAAGGTGGCCTCTACACCATGAAGGCTTCCAATGTAGGGTATAACCTTGTCCTCCCGATTGAGGAAGCGATGAGACTGCCTGGTGCGACTCAGACAACAGTCCAAAAAGAAGAGAGGGGTAAGAAAATCACTGTACCTGCTGTTCAGACTACAGCTTCTCTAAGGGATTTCGCTACCAATCAGATCAGCCTCGTCATTCGACCAAGTAACTCTAAGTTTTTACCCGATGATGCTAAGAGTGTAAAGGCTATCCTTTCAGATGTCAAAGCGGGTAAATCTTATTCCCTATTGACAGCTTTTCCTGGTGATCCTAACATCCCACCTTCTTCACAATGGGGTGGCAAATACGCTGTTATCTTACCCTCAAAGTGAAGGTAACCCTTCACTCCCACTTTTTCTTTAGAGCATACCGTCAAGAATCTCATCTGCGTCAGCAGTATAACTCTGTGTTCGAGTCTCAGACGATTAAGTCTTAGTAAGCACCTGTGATGAACTGAACCTCTTTATGGACGCTAAGGTGAAGTGCCTCAAAACGCTCTCTTAAATCCTCATAGTAAGACTCATCACTGTTGAAGGAAGGCATCTTCTCAAGCTCTTCCTGTAGCTTGTCTATTGCTTCAATAACTTTCTTGCCAGCTCTACGAACATCGCTTGAAGCTGTCCTAGACCCCTCAAGTCGAGCAATGCGATGCTCAAGATTTCTAATAGTTTCTGATGCTGATCTTCTCATATCCCTAAACTCCTCTTCAGAACATTCAGCCACCGAGTAGTTTTGCGGTACTGCGTGAGGGATTCCAACGCCACCTCTCATCTCGATGTGATCCATGAATACTTTTAAATGATTATGTCTATCTTCCCAGATGTGGATCTCTGCATCAGGAAACAGTGCCATAAGGCGATCTATTACTCTGTTTTTAAAAGACTCAGTATCTCCTCTGTCTTTCAAGATGACCTCATCAAACTTTAATCCTTTTGATCTTAAAAGATCCTCAACTACTCTTTGAAAAGGTGTCTTACGCCCTGTAAGGACGATGGTGTAAACATCCTTTGAGGCGATGCTTCTCTTAGCTTCTGAAACAATAGACTTAACCCAACGCTCACCTTTAGGTAGACAAGGTTCTGCAAAACTCAATGGGTTTTGATGCCAAACCCCATCCAAGTTATTGTCATACCAGTTTGGTCTTTGTGGAGTTCTAAATAAAGTCCCGTCAAAATCGTAGATGTGTACTGCTCTCATGGTTTTTCTCCATTGGTTCGGGTTAATGAGATCACCAAAGGAGAGGCTATAAAAGGACTACAAAAAGTAATGCCCCTTAAACACCCTCTGTGGCGATGAGGGGTCTAAGGGGCATTGAGCCTTTAGATGAATCAAAGGCTATTGAGCATATTCAACCATGACCGAAGTCAAAAAGTCAAGGACTTTAGAGCATACCGTCAAGAATCTCATCTGCGTCAAAGCTAGAATTGAATCCACCACCACTCTTGCCTGTAGGAGAACCGACTGAGCCACTCATCTTCTCACGAATCTGATCAATGGTGAGGTCTTGAGCGATATCATTCTGGATGTTTGCGTGGATAGGCTTTACAGCCTCCATACAAGTCTTGAACATATCAGATCCCTTATCATGTAAGGTCTTGAACAAAGACTCTTTACAGGGTGCAAAGGTCATCTTATGGAACTGAGGGTCAGTCACAGTGATTGAAATGTCATGTTGACTCAAAGGGAACTCAGTGTTGATTGACTCAAGTTGACGATACTTGTCGAGTGAGAAGATCCAAGTTTTGATCTCAAACTCACCATTGGAGAAACGAGCCTTATCTAATGAACCGTTAGCATCTGTAGGCCAAAAGATTAAAGTAGTAGCAATCGAAGTCTTTGAAGGGTTGCCTGCGATTTTTTGATACTCTGGCCCATGATCCAAGAAGTACCCAACATCTTTTGCGTAAAGTCTACGACCACCTTTAAAAGAAGGGTTAGTAGGATCTCCGTTGCTATCCTCAAACTTAACATCCTCTTCCTCAAGACCTGGAAGAGCGGCAAAAGTGACACGAAATTTACCCTTTTGAGGCTTCCATCGTACTTTGCCACCTGAAAGGATTGGGGACTGAGAACCGAGACTGAAATCTGAAAATCCACTCATGTGTGATCTCCTGTATAAATGGTTAAGAGCTTTAGCGAGTCATCCTAAGTGATTGGCTCTGTTGCTCACATACTCTTATACGATATACACAAGAAGTCGCCCAACTTTTCTTATTTATTTTTTAGATTCACCCAAGTGTCGATAATATCTGATGAATAATATCAATTAATCTTTGGTCGAGTATCGCATCTCTGTCTTAAAAGGTAAAGGTTAGTCTCGTGTGTGTTAGCCATAGACATAATAAAATCGTCCATACCTAAAGTAAGACCGCCTTGTTCCTTGAGCATATCATAAGTGTTCCTAAAGATGACCTGTAAACCCTCCTCAATCAGCAAGGCTCTACGAATAGGGTTATTCATGCTATGTGCTTCGGCTAGAGGTAAAAGCTGATTAGCCATTAGTTGGGACTGTTCGACCATATTAACGGCTTCCCCACCGTATGTACCAACAATCTTCTCTGCAAGGGTGTCGATTTCTTCAATGAGGGTACTGTAAATGTTATCCATCATTTCATGATCACCATAGAAGTTTGAGCCTTTAACCTGCCAGTGACTAGTCCAATGAGCAAAATGAGCACCACGAAGAACAGCTAGGAGCATCTGAAGAAGTGCAAGGTTATCTGTCCGATCACAAATATCAGTAGCCCTCGAAGATTTCTTATCTATATTAGACTTGGCAGGGGGATCTCGCTCATCAAGGGTATACTCAGACCAAGCATCCTCTGGATCTTCCTCTAAAACAGCATAAGATTCCTCTATCAAATCGATGAAAAGGTTAGCATCATCTTCTTCATACCATTCAGTGTTATCTAAGAAATGATTGAGGTCAACTAAGATTGCAGTTTCACCTTCAACATAGATATTGACCGCATCAAACATCTCAGAAAGAGACATAAGATAAGCAGGTATTCCTTGATATAAGAATTCTAATCCAAAGGGCAAACTATACCCGATAGAACCCCTCTTGTTCTTCTTGTAGTACTGCTTACGATAGTCTTTACGATTTTTCCTGTAGTTAGAGTCCGTCTTCATACGCTTTTTATACTTCTTTCTGTTTTGACGCTTTTGAGACACATTAGTGTTTCTCTTGCGTAAAGACTTAGTTCTAGTTTTCATACGCCTTCTGCGTTTGATTTTATACTTGGTCTTTCGTCTAGCTCGACCAGCTAATAACTCTTCGGCAGATAATTCCTCTGCAAACAATTCTTCGGATAAGAAATCACTCATAGTTACTTTCTCCTTTTTTCTGCTCTTTGAGATTTTTGTTTAACTGTGCTGACACCACCAGGTCTACGCTTGTACTTCTGAGGGTTTTTAGCATAGTTTTTCTTGTACTTTTTGTAAGTAGGATTGTGTTTCTTACGCTTGTATAACCTCTTTTGCTTAATGAGGTTTCTACGATATTTTACTCTATATTTACGCTTAGTCTTTAGAGATTTTCGTTTCGCCTGACCCTTTTGAGAACGCTGTCTCTTATTCCCTCTTGGGGGTCGGAAGTTGTATCTGAAGAGGGCATTTTTTACCATCACACCATCTTCTATATCCCAATAGAAATCTTCTTCTTCTGCATAAAAGTCATCTTCTCCCACATAAGAGATTTTCTCAATGGAAGCCATGACTCTACGCTTTAATCCCGTAGATGTGGATTGGTCTATATAAGGGTGTCCATACTCATCTCCAGGCATACCGCTTGATCTAGGTCGTTCATGTAACGCTTTTCCATCGGGGTGGTCATTTAATGCACTAGGGTCTTTCTTTGGACGGTTCGCTCCACCTTGACCACTAGAATCGGGAGGTGAGTTTATTTGACCTGGGCCGACTCGCTGTTCATCTCGACCTTCGGGGTGTCCATTTGGTAAAGGAAGAACTCGATCTCTCTGTGGCTTACCATCTTCATAATCTTCTCTTGATTTATCTGGAGAAGAGGTATCGTTTTGAACTTGGTCTTGTCGGTTTTTATCAACCCAAGTTTTGACACCTGCCAAGTCTTGAGCTGGTTGGGCGGCACTTTGAAGATAGCGATGAGCTATCCTACTAATAGACGCTGTTTTAGACTTAGCGTTAGGTTTCCCATGTTCTTTTTTGATCTCGACTGCCTTCTTGAAGTCGTAAAACACCTTGAAGTTCTCTCCCAAGTCTTCATTTCGGTTCAGATCGGATACTGCTTTTGAAACGCCCACAATCTCTGGTCGAATAAGTTTCACAGGCTTATCCCAAATGACTTCTTCGGGATATCCATACTTAGGCTCAGTTCTAGTCTTAAACTTGAGAGCTACGATTTTATCCATGTGTTCTTTCCTAGAACCACTGACTTGAAGACTCGTAACCACTTGCCCATAAGATCCAGAAATAGCGAACACACCTTTAGCACCAGGCTGGTCTTTGTAGAAGTTAGGTCTTAGATGTCCATCTTCAATGATCTCATCAGCACGATCTCTGTATGTGTAGTGATAATAGTAGTCTTTTTCGACTCGCATAAAGTAGAAATCATAAGCCATCGCTGACCCGTCAGACCCTAAAAACATGGGTTTAACTTTGGAGGATGCTTTTCTCAGAGGAGATGAGTTGTTCGCAAAACCACTATCATAAGGGATAACCCTAGCACTACCGCTACCACTATCATGAACATAACCAAAGTCTTGTTTTTCAGCGGGTTTCCTGCCATATGACTCAGAACGATCAAGATTTCTTGATTTGAGATTCGGTGAGTCGGGGCTAGGACGACCTATGTTCCTAGCCCCATCTCCATTAGGCAGTTGTGACCCCTCACCCTTATCTTCAAGATCTGTACCTTTACCCGTGGGTGTGCCATTGCTAAAGGTACTCAGTTCATCGGGTGGGCTAACCTGTCTAAAGAAATCGGCTTGACGGGTAAGTTTAGCTGTTTCGGGGAACTCATTCTTAATCTTCCTTACAGCTTTGATGAACTTTCTAGGTGCGTATCTATCTAAAGCTATGAGCCATTCTATAGGCTCTTTTAAATGCTTAGACCTATATACAGGGCGACTTGACTCACCTAAGACATAAGAGACTATTTCAACTAATTTTCCAGGATTCCTCTTTAGTACAAATTTAATAGCATTGATCGTATCCTCTAAGCGTGGGTAAAACTCATTATCGTCTAGGCGATGGTGAAGTATGTCGCCTTCTTCTTGCCTATATTGTGGAGTTCTCTCTCTAAGACCAGGAAGTCCTGCTGTTGGGTTTACTGCATTGGGATCGCTATCTCGTGATCTTGTATAGAGGATTTGATATACATGAACAAGCTCGTGAGCGACTACTTTGTAGAGAGATTGTTCAAGTTCTCTACCNTCGTAGCGACTCTCTAAATAAGGTAGATTTACATAAATGACAGAGTTAGTCGGATCGTATTTAGCCTCAAATTCTAACTTCCTAGACGCACTCGGAGGTATTATCTCCACTCTCAAGTCTAAGTCTGCAAGATACCTATGAACTCTCGGTGGAGATGGTACTGAGACACTTATACTGAGGTCATTATAGACACCTACTTGGCTGAATATATGTGATACAATCTCTCGTACCAATGGTTTAGGTACTCTTATCCTACTTGTTTTATTCTGCACGATGACCCCTTTACTTTACCTTGTGTGATGATAAATAAACTATAACTGTAACCCCTTATTTATTGTATAATACAGTTGGGTGATACCACTAACCCACGACAAAGCCTTTATGCTGTTGTAAAGGTAAACCTCCCTAGATTGGGTAGTGGTCGATATGAGTGATTCTGACCTCATGTCGTAGGTTCAATCCCAAAAGGGGGGGTTGAGCCAGGATGTGAGATTCTTCTCGCGATTGGGCTTTACGCAGACTCAGATATGCTTGGCGAGGTCAGCTCACTTGCCCGACACTTCGGCTTCTCTTAGGAGAGTCGGGGTGTTTTGTCACCTAAAATATATAACTGATTAAAGAAGTACGAAGTAAAAGGAGAATGAGATGAATTATGACGCACTAGGACTAATCACATTTATTGCGTTATTGGGGTACATGATTTTTTTGAACTCCACACGAATAGTGGAGGTTCACATTTGTGAGTTAAATAAACTCACAATCTATGTAGATAAAAAACCCCCACCAACCGAGTTAAAGTTGGGTGACTGTATCATAAAAAGTATGAGTAACGAACGCTACGGCACACTAAGAAGAGTGATGAGAAAAGGTGCGAAATGAGCAAGAGAGCAGATAGGATTAAAGAAAAGATCCCCATCCTGTCTGTCTTGAGTGCCTACAACTATGATGTACATGGTCGAGATCACCAACAACAGTTCCGTTGTGATCTACATGGAGATGGTTCAGATAATGCACCTTCTGCCCGTGTTTACCCAGAGACTAACACATGGTTCTGTTTCGCTTGTGGTAAGGTACGAGACTCCATCGCAACGGTTATGGAGAAAGAGGGTCTCGACTTTGGTAGAGCTTGCACAGCCTTAGAGCGTAAGTATGGGCTTGAGGTGTGGAAGTACGAACCTAAGAAGGACATCTTTGAGGACACCTATGAAGACCCTACACGCAAAGAAATACTTGTGCGTAGGGTAGAGGGTCTATTAAACGAGAAAACCTCTAGGAGAGAGGATTATGATGACACCTTACGCTATTGGGAGGTGTTCAATATGCTCTCATCGATAGAGGACTCAAAGGTTCGTCAATGGGAGAAGCTATATAAGGCTCTCTCTTAAAGAAGAAACCTTATTAGATACCCAGAATATTGCCGAGTGAATCTTTTAACTTAGATTGCTCGGCTCGTACCGCCTTTGAGTAATTTAAAAGTTCCTTTGTAACATAATCGTTCTTACCTCGTTGTAAGACTTTAGAAAAATCTTTCTGAACATGACTTGGCAAACCTGACTTTAGATCTTGTAAAGGGCCGCGGCTCGATAAATTTTCGTGCAGTTCTGCAAGCATTGCCCACTCATCCTCATTTATCGAAAAAAGAAGATCATTTGCTTCTTTTGCTTCTTTTTCAAGCCTTGCGATTCTCATCTCAAGGTCATTAATAACTTCGGTTGCAGATCTTCTCATAATGGTTTCTCCATTCAAGTTTGTGGTTAAAGAGATCACTTAAGATCACTCATAAATAAACTATTAGAAACGACCACCTTCTTCTTCTGGTGGGTTGTACTTTAAGCCAAGATTCTTAGCGATGAGTTCAATCGCTTCGGTATTCTCGGCTAACATACGACCAGCTTCACCATAGACCCCTCTAAGAACCTCATTAAACTGACTATCGTTGAGTGTCCACATATCACGCTCAAGTTTAGCTTTAGTGGTCATAGGATCGACATTAAGAAGTTCTAAGATGACATCAATGTCCAATGAACCCTTCTGATACAGATTAAAGAGAGCATCAAAGGTATCTTGGTTATCTCGCAATCCAAGTCTAGTGAAGCTAAGAGTTGGGTGTACGACAATTTCATCCCCATCTTCATCTTCTTCAACGAAACCCATTCGTCTACACATTGGCTTCAAGATGTTCTCCTCAACCATCTCTTGAAGAACCTCACGCATAAGCATATAGCGTGTGTTGATGACTTCTAGGTTGATCCTGTCGCCACTATAACTAGACTCACCCGACAACAGAGATTCAGTAACACCTAGACCAGCATACATTTGTCGGTCGGTCATGTCATATTCACCCGATAGTTCTAATAAGCGAGAGTCTGCACCCATTTCTTCCCAAGATACTTGAAAGTTAGCGATGATCGAGTAGTCTGGGTCTTGTAATGCAAGATCCACTTGATCTCTCAACTCTTCGACATCAGACGCATCCATATCCTCTGCATAAACAAGACGGATAGGAGTCATGTGTCTTGAAGCGATTGAGGTTTGTGCCTGTCTTAACTTATCTCGATAAACGAGGACACGAAGACAACGCTCAAGCATAGAGTGTCCACGAGGCTCATATTGTGATTTCTTACGAGCCATATAGTAAACGAATGAACCTTGATCGGGATCGGTGTTGAGATCAATGTTGCGACCATCTCGGATAGCTTCAACAACATCACCTGGCATAGAGTCCACGATACGAAGAGCAGAGGGGTCATTAACCGAAGCTCGTTCAACTACATCACGAGTTTTACTATCGGGAATAAGTTGGATGATCTTCTCACTAGTGAAAGGAAAACTCTCCATGTGAACTTGCTCTGGTGGAAGGATTCTAAGACCAGTCCAACCTTTATAATTCCTTTTAAGCCATTTGAAAGCTCGTTCATCTGCGTCCTCATACTCAGTCCACTCGGTAAACGCTTCGCCATCTTCTTTGAGGACATTTCGACCACTATGTGTGATCTCTTGAGGCACATCGGGGTTATTGTCTTCACAAAAGACAAACGCCTCACCAAGTAGATTGAACTCATGTAAGATTTCTATTAACCGATGAAGAAGACCTACTCGCTTAGACCACTTTTCACAAAACCTTAGAGCTTCATACGCCATATCTCTATTGCGAGCTTTAGGTAATCCTAATCTGATCTTAGAGAGGGGTAGCTCTGTATGTAGGTCAATCGCCTGACCAACGAATGGGTCAGTGCGATAGAAGAACCTAAAGTAGTTGCGTTGTTCGTCTTGACTTTGAGGTAGCTCAAGAAAGTCTGTCGATAGCTCTGGAGAATAGAAGTTTCCACCCGACCCCATCATAGAGCCACCTGTAGTCATCGCTATCTTCACCCTCGATTTCATCTCAGCAGGACTGAGCTTACGAGTGGTTGCTTTAGATCGAGGTTTAATCTTCCCGACTGGTTTTGCATCTATTTCTTCGCTCATGTTGATCCTTCTTATGTTTTACGACAGCTTTTATCACTATTTTAAGTAGTTTGCTGTGTTTTGGGTGTCCTTCAAAGAATAATACCCATGACCCCCCCTTTAGAGTAAATACAATAGAAGTATTTTCAAGCAAAGAGTCTTTTGGGTTTCCCTGTCCATGACTCAGTTGCAAGATACGAGCGATCACTCGATAATCTGCTCTTTTTCGTTCTCTAGGTAATGACATAATATACTCCCTTTGTGAAAGCGAGAGTATAAAATAACTATCAAACAATATGGTAACTGTAAGCCTCAGCCATTTGAATTAGTCCGTCTATGTAAAGATCCTGGTTGTTAGTATAAAACCTCAACCCTCCAAACTTCTCTTTGATTTGAACGACCTGCACAGGGCTGACATCGGGTGTTTGCATGAGGTGACTTTGGATCTGACTACATAAAGTATCAATCAATAGATACCAAGACTCAGATACTTCAAGGTATGTGAGTGTCGGTTCTCCGTACTCGTCTGTAAACAAAGACTGCCATTTGGTTATTATCTCATCATGTGTCATTTTGCACCTCGTTGTACTGAATGTAGAGTCCATCTTGATTGTATATAACATCATCAACAAACGGATATGATTTCTTTAAGTCCTCTAACTGACCCAAACTTATGTGAAACTTGTTAGGGTAAACAGACTTAAACTTTAAGTACCCATTTTTGTCCTCTACTAACTCCCACTTTTCCCCTGTGTGGAGAGATGACTCATGCACACCAAGATTGAACTGAATATGAAGGATCAACTTCTCTTTGGTTTGAGGGGTAGGCTTCTCGGAGAAGTCTTTACGAGCCTTTTGATACGCTTTCCAATTCCATGTAATGTCTGTATCGCTAATAAGGATATTACTAAGGTGTTCAAGACAAGTAGAAGAAAACTCCGCGACTTGTAGTAAATCTTTATCTGACCCCTCGAAAGAGTACATCTGTGTGAGCATTAGATGTTCACTTAAGATATTTTCGAGTGTCCTGTTGATAGACTCTTGTTTTTCGGCTGTGACTTTTAAGATTTTCATGTGTTCCTTTTTGTAGTTTATTTATAACCCCCCTTTTAAAAGCAAAGGGGTCTTATAATGAAAGAAAACCAGATTATATTCTACAATACCACAGTAGGCGAAGCACTAGAGATGCTTGAAATGGAGTCTAGGAGAGACAATGCCTTGATCAACTTTGATGAGTTTGAAGTCAAGTTGAATAAAAAAGGGGACTCTGTACTTGTGACTCTTGTGAGAAGCATTGACGGTATGTCTATACGGGAGGGTTTAATACAGTTAAAGGTAGACTTCCCAGGGAAATTTCGAGATATGGAGAGTATTGATCGTGTGCAAGCAGTACTTGCACTTAATCCAAACAGCGATTGGTGGAAAGGTATTCTTGAGTATCTTGAACACGGAGAACCTCTTGGGTATCGAGTAGAAGAGATCCTAATCGATACTGAAGAGCGTATTGAAGACCCAGACCAAGAAATCTTGATGAAACTCAATGAGTTAATCGCAATGCAACCAACAAATCGTTTCTACAGAAGCCTTTATGACCAGCTTATGGGAGGGCGAGAGCTTTCCGAGAGACAACTTGAAGTTATAGACGAAAAGCTTGATGCTGTACAGATGGTTGGAAATCAGCCTAACAATCAGCTCGTTCGTATTGAAGAAGCACTTGAACTCGACCCTCGTAATCGTTTCTTGGCTCAACTCAAGTCTAAAGCTGAAGATCGTATTCAGCTCTCTGAAAGACAAATGAATGTAGTTGAAGAGATCATTGCTAGTCAGTCCTCTCCAGAGTCTAAGTTACTTGCAGATCTTAAATCCAATGTTAATCTATCACGAGATGACTTTATGCTTATCAATAAAGGTCAGCGTAGAGGCATTGATTCACTCAATGATGAGGAGCGTAAGCGATTGCGTCATCTCATCTACAGAAATGAGCGTAGGCTCAACAACTCTTATTCTAAAGATGAAGTCAGAAGGCTTCTAAAGAAAGGAAACACTATGCGTAAATCAGCTAGTGAAGTAATCAGAAATCTTGAGATGAGGATTGCTCGTCTTGAAGGAAACCTCAACCGTACAGCTCGCATGACTCGTGAAGCCGCAGGTAAACCACAACTTGAAGGAGTTCGCTCAGGCACTGCTTATCACGATGGTCGCTCAATCGCTGACGCTACCTCTTGTATGCTTTATCTCATCGGTGAGTCTGAGAACAAGAGCAAGTTCTACGAGATGGTCATCAATGGTTCAACAGTAGAAATTCTTTATGGTCGCCTCGGTTCAACTGGTCGCAGTTCTGACAAATCATTTATGGACTCTTATGATGCCGAGATGTTTTTTGCAAAGCAACTCAAGTCTAAGCTCAAAAAGGGTTATGTCTCTGCGTTCTCACAGCGTGGTGAACATCGTAAAAGTGGACCTCTCTATGGTAAATACCCTATCGGTCTTACTTCAACACCTGGACCTTGGCAGAACCAAGACATCGCTTACGCACAGGGTATGATCACAGATACTATCTCTGTCATTCGTGCGGCGATTACATCTTTTAACGAGGACGGTATCGTTGATGAGAGGGCTGTTGCACAACTTATGTCAACACAGCGTTCACTCAGCACTAACCGAGATCAGCTTTCACAAGAGAGTGCTTCAGAAATTAAACTCGTACTTGACCGTATCCAAGGAACTGGTCGTGCAGGTCGTCAACCTATTGAGGTTCGTACTCGCAATGCAATTAAGAGTCTACAGAAACTTATGCGTAAACTTGATGGTGCTATGACTGGTGGTCGTAGAAGAGCTTCACTAAGAAGGAATAAAAAAAAAGGATGGTGAAAAACGCTGATCGCCATCTCTCAAAGACTAAGATGTTTCAAAAGGTAAAAGAAAACCTAGATGAAAATCTAGGTAGACTCTATTCAATCAAAGAGAATTTTGTGGGTCATGAATTTCTTAGAGAAAATCGTGAGGTTCAAAAACTACTTGAGGACGCTTCAGAAATGCTAGATGGTCTTAGTGGTGAAAGTGTGCTTCTACCTTACCAACAATTTTTAGATCAGTTCAATAAGATTGAATCCATGCTCAATGAGGTAAAATCTAGGTGTTTGTTCGGAAGGTAAGTTTGTAGTCTTTAGATATTATCCCTTCTGACAAAAAGAAGGGATATGTCATGGATAACGACTCAATAGATCCTGTTACAGTATTGCAGACCATACTTAATCAGATTGTCAATCAATCAGATTCTAAAGAAGAACTAATTAGGATATGGTTCTACATAGGGCGAATGATGGGTATCAGTGAGATATTCCCAGAAATGCAGGTTGTAGTAACTCCAGACAACCAAGGTGAAAACCAACCTGTACTACTTATAGGTACTGTCCTCCCTTTGGTGGTGGATCATCTAACCTCAGAGGGGATCTTAACAGAAGACCTAGCTAACCTTTGCTTAGAAGAGATCAAAGCGATTGAAGAATCAAAGGTATATCATTAATGATGTATCGTAGAGATGGGCTAATCTTTATGACACTCAAGGATAAAAACTGGAATAACCCTAAGATTGCTAAGATCCTTCCATATGAGAGTACAAATTGGGGAGAGTTTTCGGACTTGATAGGAACATCTGTTGAGCGTTTAATACCCGAAGTGTCTCACGAAGTACTTGATCAAGCGATGAGAGGGTTCACAACACCACTGATGAACCAAAACCTTAGAGATCCGAGAGGATGTCTAAAACTCCTCGATGTATCCAAAGCGTGTGATGAAAAAGACCACTGCCTTTCGTATAAAAAAGACCACTGCATCTTAGGGCATCGGAAAATGCCAGATTGTTTTTCCCCAATAGCAACAAAATCGCTAAGACCTCTAGTTTTAGCTTGGTTAGAGGGTTTTTACATTATTCGTGAGAGTAGATGAGAAAGAGTCGATGGACTTATGGGAATGTTGGAGAGTATTTATCTCAAACACACAAGCATTAAGGAGCAAATCAAACAACTCCTAAAGCGTGATCTTTGGATGAACCCAGAGAAGTGCCTTGAGGTAGTCCTCAAATACGAGAGAGTTTAATAGTCTCTTTATATCGCCCACATAATCAAACACTCTATTCACAATAGGAGAATGGTTATGAAAGAAAATGACATTGTATTCGGGTCGTTTCAAAAGACCTCAAGCATGGACGCGGTTCTTGAAACTAGGATTTCTGATCTAACAGATCGTGGTCGTCAGAACACAAGAGAAGCACTTAACTTTGATGACGGTATGCGTGTAGTATCTCACACTAATAACGGTGTTATACTACCTGGACAACTACCGACATCTGGTACTAAGGGAACTGTTGTATCTGTTAAGACCGCAACAGGTGATGTTACCTCTCTTGATGGTGAAGTGTTCGTTAAGTTCGATGGTCGGAATAAGATTGATCGTATTCCTGCTAACTTTTTGCGTGTAGCGAGTATGAAAGTGGCAAACATCAATGACCACTTTATTGTGTTGAGTGGACCTAATCTTTCAGCGAGCTTTTTAAGTCAAGCAGGTGGTGAGTCCACTCTTGTACACAAAGCGACCAAAGACCTATGGAGCATGAAAGTATCAGAGGATGGTTCATTTGATGTTGAGCGTCTTTTTGACGACAACGGAGACCCACTCAAGATTTGATTTATAATCATTAAATACTCCCTATGTTCATAATTTAACAATGGGGGGTTTTTCTGATGAAACTGACTTATATACTATTGATATGCTGTACGCTTTGTTGTAGCGAAGATTCAGCGAAGCCAGTCAGAGAAATCAAAGAGACAAGAAAAAGGTTCAAAGACGAACCCTTAAATCTTCTTTATCGAGTCTCTTCTATAAGATTTGTTTAATGCCCTTCAGGTCATGCTCAATGCAAAAGAACTCTACCTTGAGTGTCCTACCCACCAAACTCAGCAAAAAGGTCGTCAAGGTCAATCGCATCAACATTCGTATCAATATCCTCCAAAGGAGTCTTTACAAAGCCATTGATCTCATCCTCATTGGCTGTGGTATTTGTGCCATTTAAAGGGGTGCTTTCTGTTGGTGCTTGAGCCAAAGCGACTGCAAGTTCATCATCAGCAGATATTGATTCTCGCTTGACTGATAGTTGCTCTGCCTGTGTCATTTGTTCAGCCTGCTGGTCGACTTTGGCTTCTGCGTTTTGACGCTGAGTGATAAACTGATCGACAAGTTTAGCTGTGTTGACTTCAGTAGAGATAACATTCGGATCATTGAATGTCTTAGAGGTCATTGTCTTTGAACCCCAACGCTGTCCAAGAGCGATCTGTTCTTGGCATAACTTGAGCTGATCTCGTAATCGACCTTGAATGTCTTTAAGGTCTGTACGCTTTGCCTTGATAACCGTCATCAAGTCCTCAAGGTCATGTGAGGAGAGCGTGTGGTCGTTGATCTTAGATTGGATATGGACAAGTCGAGTTGCCGCTAAGGCTTCTCGCTCTTTTTGAGATCGACCCGAACGCACATGAGGATCATTAGCAATGAGCTGTGTTTGCTCAAGTGAATACTCGGTATTTTTGATCAACAGATCACGCTTGAATTTTTGGAGGTTATGGCTGACTTCCATGAAAATCTTTTCAGTCGAGGAAAGGTGTCCACGCACGATAGACACTTTATAATTTAACCGACTAGGCCCAAACTCAATAGGATCTGCGTCTAACACGACATCCATCTCCGTAAGTCGTGCATAAATGCGATCAATATACGCTTGTTCAATCATTTTTTATCTCCATCTAGGTTCATAAGGAGCTGACCAAAGTTGTTCTTTGTGTGTCGGATAGCACTCTCGCATTGCTCCCCCGATAAGATACCTGCTGAATGAGCTTGTTGAAAAGCCATGATATTTGCTTCAAGTCCAAGTAAATGAGTTGCAACCCTTGCATCCTCTAAACTTAGACCTGGACCAACACACTCATTTTGATCCCCATAGTTGCCTGTTAATGATACAAAAACATCCCCCCCACCTCTAGGCATCTTTACACTTCGACTGACTGTGATTTGTGAAATCTCAGTATAATTTCGGATACGAACGATCTGCTCTTTTAAATCTTTTACATCACTCATAAGGGTGAGTCTCCTTTTAGGTCGGTAGTTCACTTACCTTTATATGAACTACCCCCTTAAACTCCCCAAGTTTACATGATGAATATCTACCCTATAAGAGACTACTTGAACCCAGTTTATTTCTGTTTCCGATAAGTAGGTTCTTATGATCTTTTCCACTTGATCAAGATCTTCTTCTATTAAGACCTTTATCCCATACCCCTGTTCCTCTTTGATACCCTCATAAGATTCCTTAAACAGATAACCCTCATCACTCCAATAACCGATAGTCCTGTAGAGAGTACAACCTGAGAACCTCCTGCTAAGAGCTTCACATAAACTCTTTACCTTTTCTTCCTTTGTTCCAGATAGGTTGATTTCTATTAATTTCATTTTTTCTATTAATCTCTCTCTTAGTATCTTAGAGAGATTATATCGTATTTCCTCTGTTTACTAAGAGGAAATACTATCTTTTGATACCTTATCCTTACTGATAAGGTGTCTTTAAAAGACATACATCTGGAAGAATCGAAGATGTAGAAGATGTAGGTTAAGATGTTATAGGACATATAGTAGAAGAACTCATATTAGCTGAAGCTATATTCGTAGATGTAGAACTTGAACTTGTAACAGTTAAAGTTGTTGTAGTTTTTTTCTTAGTATTATTTTTAACTCTAGCGATACTTCGTATCTTACTAACTCTTAGAGTATACTCCTCTAAGAGTTTATCTACTCTAAAGAGTATCTAATGTAAGTTACGGGCAAGAGACTAATCTGATCTAGTTGAGGTATTCCTAGAATGAAACTTAACAAGTGTATTAAGTCAGATCTTCTCCCCTGGAGCATACCCAATCTCGACTAAGAGGTTAGGGATATATGTAAGCCACGGCGTATGAACAGTTAATCTTGTGTCGTTAGGTGCGTACTACAAGTAGACTATCCCACCTAATGGTTGTTATCCATCTCCTGTCTTGATCTCACTTAAGAGGACTAGAGACAACTCCCCAAAGGGATGACACGATCACTCTTATATGAAACTTACGAGTTGATGTAAAGGGTAAAACCTATAAGAGTAAAAGAAAGGAGACTATATGCTGTTTATACATCATGGATCGGGAGTAGAGAGGGCTTTATCTGACCTCATGGAGGGGAAAACCCTCATCAAACCTCCCTATCAAGACTTAAAGACTGACGCTGTTAAAGAGCTTGTGGAGATGTACTCTCAAGTTTGGCCTCATGATAATCCTCTCTTAGTAGCAGGTCCTCTTGACGAAGCGAATCCTCAAACCTTAGATATCTTACTTAAGAGGATTGAAGAACCCTACCCCTCAGCCCCCGAACTGATCTTATGGGCTAGAGACTATGGTTCTGTACCCGAAACCATTCGTTCAAGATGTGGGGAGAGGTTTCATTATCAGCCTCAACCTCAACACCCACTTTATGAGGACGCTAAAACGCTCTCTAAGGCTACTTTAGATGAAAACCTTGTCCTAGTATCTGATTGTCTTAAAAAGATCGAAAAGGGGCAACATAGAGCTTTTCTTGAAGCATATGTGGATGTGTTGGTTGATGAGGGGTTGGTAGAGCGTTATGACGATGAACTTAAAGCAGTCCTTAAACGACCTCATATACGCAAAGTGTGCGTATATGGTTATTTCTTGGGGGTTAAATAATGAGAGGGAATGATGAGAATGTGATGGTCTTATATGGGTCATCAAAACAGTGGATTGAGTTGACAGCTAGAGACATCACCCTTGAGTATCGGGCTAATGGATATGATGTTCGTGAGGTAGACGCTAAGACAGATGATCTTACATCATCTTTTGAATCTGGTTTATTTGATACCGACCCGATCTTTGTGGTGTTGACCAATCCAACAAAGAACAAGAAGTTAGAACAGCACCTCAAATCGAGGAGTGGTAGTGAGGTCTTAGTAGTTCACACGAATGATCGTTTACCGAAAGCCTTAGAAGGTTATCTGAATCGTAAACTAGACGAACCTCAATATGAGGATCAGAAAAAAGAATGGGCGAGTGATTGGTTGCATAAGTATGTTGGAAAGTATGCGAAGAAGATCGACCCTGTGTTGTGTCGTGCAATTGTTAATCGTGTAGGGATTGATCTTGGTGCTTTACGATGGGAAGTCGTCAAATATGTTTATGCAGTGGGGGAAGAAGAAGAGATCACTCCCAACATTGTAATGAACTTGATTTCTGACTTAACAGAAGCGAGCTTTATTGATCTTTCAAATGCGATCATGGAGAGGAATCATAAAGCGTTCATCAAGGTTTGTGAAAAGATAGAGCGTTCGTCCAAGACAGATCAAACGATGGCAGTCTGTAATGGGATCTTATTGTCGAACTGTATCAACCTACTTGAGGTAGGTCTGCGAGTGGAAGCAAAGATGTCTTTGGATCATATCGCAGAAGATTTAGGGAAAAATCCTTATGCCATAAAAAACTTTATGACACCCAAGATTTATACTTTTGGGGGGGTTGTTAATCTGAGAAGACTTCTAAATGTGCTTTATGAGTGCGAAAACAATGTGGTTTCTGGTGGTAGGAGTTCCTGGTTGAAATTTAAAGTCGGAGTGCTTGGTATTTTATAGTTAATAAATACACCCTCTTTGAAACCCTCCTTTGGTTGGTACTTTTTAAGGTGGGGGGTTCAACAAACTTATTTTTGAACTAAGTTTCTAAACATCGAAAGGTATGTGGATAATGAATGGTGAGTATTCTTTAAGTAAGGTGTCCGAAGAATCATTAAGGTACTTTAACGGGGATTCTTTGGCAAGTCAGGTCTGGGTTTCAAAGTATGCGTTGAAGAATAAGCATGGGGAGTTCTTAGAGGTAACTCCAGATCAAATGCACCAGAGATTAAGTGCAGAATTTGCGAGGATCGAATCAAAGTTTTCCAATGATGGACAAATGAGTGAGGAAGACATCTATGACTTGTTAAAAGATTTTAAGAAGATCGTACCTCAAGGATCTCCTATGATGGGGATCGGTAACAACCAAATAAATACCTCTCTCTCAAATTGTGTGGTTGTGGAGTCTCCAAGTGATGACATGAGTAGCATCATGAATGCAGGGCGAGATCTCGCTAACCTCTTTAAAAGAAGGTGTGGTGTTGGACTCGATTTGAGTTCATTAAGACCCTCTGGTTCTAAAGTTTCAAATTCAGCGGGTACAACTACTGGTGCTTGGAGCTTTGCCGACTTCTACAGTCATGTCTGTCGCATGGTTGGTCAGAATGGTCGAAGAGGAGCTTTGATGCTCTCTATGGACATCAGACACCCCGACATCGAAAACTTCACCACAATGAAGAATGACCTCACAAAAGTGACAGGTGCTAACATTAGCATCAGGATCAATGATGAGTTCATGAAGGCCGTGGAGTCTGATTCAGATTTCACACTCCAGTATCCTGTGGAGAGTGAATCCCCAACACATACAAAGACGATTTCTGCGAAGGATCTATGGGAAACAATTGTTCGTTCGGCTAAAACTACAGCAGAACCTGGACTCTTGATGTGGGATAACATTTTAAACTACCTACCTGCAAATGCATATCCAGAGTTCAAAACGATATGCACAAATCCTTGTGCCGAAATCCCCTTGTCCGCTTATGACTCTTGTAGGTTGATTTCCATCAACCTGAAACACTTTGTGCTAAATGCGTTTGAAGAGTATCCCGCTTTTAACTTTGAGGACTTCTCAAAAACGGTACAAAGTGCGATGAGACTCTCCGATGATCTTGTAGAGTTAGAATTAGAAAAGCTCTCTAACCTGATTCAAATATCAGACACCGAAGATGAAAAGAGCCTATGGGGAAAGCTACTGACTGCTTGTGAAAATGGTAGACGCACAGGATTAGGAACTCATGGATTAGCTGACGCACTCGCTAGGCTTAATCTTCCCTATGATAGTGATGAGGCTTTAAAAATAACAGATGAGATCTACAAGACTCTTAAATGTGAAGCGTATAAAGAGAGCATAAACCTAGCTCAAGAACGAGGTGCGTTCCCAGCTTTCAATTATGACTTAGAAAAAGACAACCTCTTCATAAAGTCTCTTCCTCAAGAAATCCAAGATGGGATCAAACTGCATGGGCGAAGAAACATCAGCATCTTGACTAACGCTCCAACAGGTAGTGTTTCTCTAATGTCTCAGACAAGTTCTGGATTAGAACCCGTCTTTCGTAATTCTTATGTGCGAAGAAGGAAGATTGAAGAGAAGAACAAAACTGAAAAAAGTTTTGTAGATGATGTCGGTGATGTTTGGGATGAGTACGAAGTGTTCCACCACAACATCTTAGAGTGGAAAACATTAAATCCAGATCAACCATTACCAGATTTCTTCACTGAAAGTCAGAATATCAAATGGGAAAAAAGAGTAGAGATCCAGGCAACCATTCAACAGCATATTGACCATGCTATCTCATCCACAATAAATCTCCCCTCAGACACGACAGAGGAAACGGTCAGTGAAATATACTTGAAATCTTGGAGACTAAAGTTAAAAGGGGTCACTGTTTATGTTGATGGTTCAAGATCTGGTGTCTTGGTGACAAAGAAAGAAAAAGAAACTTTCCCACAAAACCAAGCTCCAAAACGACCTGCTCTACTTGAGTGTGATATTCATTACTCTCAGATTCAANGTGAGAAATGGATCATTTTAGTCGGGTTGCTTGAAGATAAACCATATGAGATATTTGGGGGGAAAGCGAGTTTGATAGAGATCCCTAAGAAGTACACCACAGGGAAAATCTCTAAGCGTCAGTTCAAAACTCAAAACGGTAAGTATGATCTGCATATTGGAGATGAAGGGCTAGTCATAAAGGATGTAGTCTCAGTCTTCAATAACCCAAATAACTTAGCCTTTGCTCGTATGATCTCATTAGGTTTGAGACATGGAGCAAAAGCTAAGTTTATGGTCGAGCAACTCTTGAAAGATCGAAACAGCGATATGTTCAGCTTCAGTAAGTGCATTGCTCGTATCTTGAAAGGGTATATAGAGAACGGAGAAGTACCCAGTGATAAAAGATGTGATGACTGTGGAAACGACTCGTTGATCTATCAAGACGGGTGTGTTTCATGTACCGATTGTGGTTATGGGAAGTGCAGTTAATCATCTAAACCTATTGTTGATCTTCCTTGAAATTTTCCCCCATAGCATATGACACCCCATAAACTTAGATTGTAATGTCTCGTGGGTGAGATAAGGGGTGACAGAAGAGCCTTTCTTCTTATTGAAGTTAAGAAGGTGTAAGATGTAAGATTGAAGTTCACCCTCATATACCTCTTTTATTGTCTCATGGATGAAGACTTTTGGTACTTTTTTATTCTCGACCACAAAGAAAGCTAGTACCTCTTTAATAAGGTCATGGTTTGGGTTTCCAGTTACCACGATCCTGTCAGTGTCTTCCACTGCAAAGAAGAGGAACTTTTCTTCTGTCTTGGTACTATCAAATCCAATGTCTCTTTTAGTTTCCCACCTGATAATGATGTCTTTTTGCTTCTTTGTCTTTCTTTTCCTACCTTTAACCTTGCCTTTTTTATTCTCTTCATCCCCCGTATGCCCATGTCCTCCGCTCTCAAGTCCTTTACGCACCCCCCCTTTAGAGTCTCCAACCTCTTTTTTGTCGTACTCTTTAGTACCCCCCATACCTGTGGGGTCGAAGTTAATATCTCCCTTAGCATGAGACTCTATAACAGCATCCAAATTATTTCTCGATTTAAAGATGCTTTTCCAGCGATTTAAGATCTTTGTGATATCAAGTTGCTTGCCTTGATAACCTTCATAGGCATTGTCGATCAAGGATCTCAACTCTTGGGGCATATTATTAATAAAGTGTTCTCTTACTTTACTAAGATCAAGTTTACGACCCGACCCCTTTAAACTCCCATAGTCTCGCCACAAGAGCTGATCTCTACCTTCATTCGGGTAGACTCCCTTAGTTTGATTAGTATCATCTAACTGTGGAGGGTGTACGATTAACTTCACATTTGGGATCACTGATTCACAACTCAAGCCCCAATCCCTAGCAGTATTAATCCCCCTCTGTATATTATAAAGTTCGGTAGTCTTTTCACTCTTGTATTGAACAGCTACAAAACCCTTTTCAATGTCTTTGACTTCAAAGAAACTGAGTAATGGAGAGCTTCCTCCAAACTGTTTGCGAGACTCTTTGCCTTGTTTTTCTCTCCAAGTAGAATGCTTTTCGGTGATCAATACTTCCACTTTGAATCCATCTGGACATTCAACGAACGATTGGCTTTTTAGGAATCCTTTTGCTCTAAAAGTCGCTAGTAGACCCTCTACCCGTAATTGTAATTTACCCTTGCCTCTTAGCACTTTAATCTTTGTGTCTTTGGGGATATATGCGTATCTCTGATTGAGATAATGAGAAACACCCCTAGCAGAATAAAGTTTACCTTCAGTATCAGTCCAAGAGTTGTCCTCAAGACTTTTACCCATAAGAACCACGACAGAACCATGCCCACATCTGGGTTTATGTTTATTCCAGTTTACTCCATCCACAGTAAAGTCTCCATAGTCTTCATGGTGGAGTGGGATTACATTCGTGGCTTTACCGTCAATGTAAGAAACAATGTCTGAGGTCTCAGTGAACACCTCTCCATCTTCATCTTCAAACTCATCTGTGATAGGGAATGACTTCATTCCAAAGCGATCATTTTCAAGTGAAAGCCAGACCAAGTTCCCCACAGGATTACCCTTTGTCCATGACATAAAAACCACACCATAAGGATTGTTATGGGCAGTTGTAACTTTAGCTCCAATCCCATAGTTTTCGTGTGGGTCTGAGTTCGATGACTTAGAACTTGAGTTCATCGAACCAAGGTATTTGTACATCTCGCTTGCGGTCATACCCGCACCGTTATCTCGAACACAAAGTTTGAGGATGTCTTTTTTCGCTAATGTGGGTTCATTTAGGATGTCAATCTTAGTCGCTTCTGACTCGATAGCGTTTTGTACCAATTCTCTTAAGTGTTGAGAAGGATGGACATCACGCCCGAACCTTTTCAAGTAATGAGTGGGGTTTTTGTCTGTTAATGGTGAGTGTGGCATTTGTGATTCTCCTTATAGAGTGTTTTGTTGTTGTGTTAATACTTATATGAATACGCTATTATAAATCCATTCTTGCTCTCCTTTCAGATGAACAGGCTTGGTGCTACTTGACCGATTTGCCCTCGATATTTGATCAACTTAGACCATGTGTACTTGAGGAG